TGATACCTTCTTGATGGTCGCGGCATTTTTTGTTGTTGAAATGCCCATGATAATATCGTTCTGATTTAATCCTGCCTTTGCAGCAGCACCATCAAGTTCCAATTCACGAATTATAACAGACTGTTTATCGTCTGTCAAATCTGCTGATATGTTCAATACTCTCCAGCGCACTTCACCTAGAGTGTTAAAGTCATAAACGACCTTCTTCACAAGATTGGAAGGAACACAGAAGCCATATGATCCACCTTCCATTGCAAGCATCATATTACTCACACAGATGATCTGCCCGTTCTCATTGAAGATTGGGCCGCCTGAATTGCCTTGAAATAGATTGGCGTCAATTTGATCTACAAACTTTGGATTTTGTCCGACACGGCGATGCTTACCTGAGATAATACCTTCAGATACAGTCCATGTTAATCCCCAAGGATGACCGATGACCACAATCTTATCACCAGGCTTCATATAATTACTATTACCAAGAATGAGATTAACAGGGTTCTCATTCTTCTCATAGAGTTCCCAATCTTTCAATTGAATGACTGCTATATCTGCAACAGGATCCGCGTAGACTACTTGAGCTTCATACTCTTTACCAGACTTGCTAGAGAACACAAAAATTTTGCCCTGACCGCCGATGACATGGTGGTTTGTAACAATCTGATTGTCTTCAAGAATAAAGCCAGTGCCTGATCCACCATTAGATGCATCTATTCTGTTCTGAATGAGAACAACACCATCAACGCTTATGTTGTATATCTCTTTCGCTGACATTTCATTGCAGCCTACTAGTGCTAATGCTAAAAGACTGACTGCTAAAAACTTTTTCATTACTTTGTTCCTTTCTGTGGTGGAACCTCAGGTGTTATGATTTCAACATCAGGCACTTTTGGTTTATATGTGTCTCTTTGTGGAGACATGACTCTATCTATAATCTGGTTAATCATACCAGAGATACTGTCATCACCTGTTCCTTCGCCTTCACCAGGCGCAGCATTCTCAGGTGGTATACCATTGATACGGACTTCCTTGCCCTCTTCCATGGCCTGCTTTGCTTCTTCAAACTGTGCAGCACGATCATTGGAATACTTCACATAGAAAGTCTTTGGTGCATATCTTGGATAGTCATACTCATACCACTTTTTTGGTGTGGTAGGGAATATGCTGATATAGATTGCTCCATCGTCCGTGTTAGATGGATTGACAATCACAACAGATGCAAGAAGTCCTTTGACAACTCTTGTATCTTCTGACGGCCATCCCTTGACGCCATCAAGTGAGAAGTAAATAGCATTTGCTAGAAGCACAAAGAATGCAATCGTGATGAACTTCAGTATCTTGCTGTTCCAGTAGAATGATGCAGCTAGTATTATAGCAACAAATAGCGCGATGAACAAGAGAATTGTTTGTGTCATGGTGCTGTCTTTCCTGTTCTAACGGAAACATAATCATTCTTGAACCGAAGAATGTTCTTCTTGTTGTCCATCACAAAGCGAATAGCTGTCTTCTCTTGCCATACACTTTCCATTTTCATTTCAATGTGCTTAACAACAATGTACGTTGGATTGATTCTGACAATCTCAATCTTCACAGGTACTTCCATGAGAGTTCCTGCTGGCAGTCCTAAATTCTTTTCGCTGTCTAAGCATGAGTAGACATGAAGATTGACAATATACTCTCCGGGAAATGTACCGCGCAGAGTTACGAACTCTTTGTTGTCTGGATCAATGACAACTTCTTTGCCATCTATCTCGTAGATACTACGGCGCTTGCCCATATCATCACGCTCAAAGTACATCAAGCCTGCTTCAAGAAAGCGATATGATACGATATTGTTTTGAGGATCACGCACCCACAAGTCAACGTCACAGTCCAGTTCGTTTGGCCATTCTAGCGTGATAACATAATCTGCATTCTTCTTGATACCTTCGTTTTGTTGCGTGACAGGTGCAATGAGAAGAGTTGTGAGAATGAATAGAACAACCGTGCCAGTCAGCAGATTGATTAGCAGATCAATGTATGCTGTTCGGAAGTCAAACTTTTTATTCTTCATGATCGTATGTTACCGCATATAGCAATGTCTTTGATATTAGACTTGCTAAGATACCAACTGCATTCGTGTACAGTGCGATGCCGAGACCAACAGACATATTAGCCAGCAGAGTTGCTAGACTTGTTGGATCACTAACAGATGCGGATGAAATACCTGAAGATAGAAGATAGATGAAGCCGACAACAGTACCTAACATACCAAGTGCAAGCATTTGCTCAGATAGAAACCAGCAAGCATCTACAATCTTGCTTGTATAGTCTTTGGTATACGCAACGTAGCCAATAAGTCCTGTTGTGATAACATAGAGAACAGCGAGGGCAGATGTAATCAATGTCACATCATCATACCAGATTTTGGTAATGATGCCAGTGTGCCATGCCCAGAAAACACCAGACGCGACTGCTAGATTTGTGACCCACCAGATATAGAATGGCTTGAATAATTGCATACTGACCTCGCTATTTTTTAGTGTCAGTATTATTTAGTCGTTCTTAGATACGAATGCGTTCAGCTTTTCAGCCATCTTGATGATAGCGTCTTCACTGATCTTTGGTACTTCTGGAAAAGGTGGAAGATCAATCTTCGTATCACCAGAAGAGAGCTGAATAGATGCTTTCTCTCTTGCGAGACCCCAATCGTTTTCAAGACGAATGCGATCATTCATAGCTTGCTCCGTTATGATGGATTGTGCCATCGCAAGCAGTTCTAAACGGATTTCGTAAGGGTTCTTTGACATGATATTTCTCCTGTGTCATGTGTGTTAAGGTGCCGTGTTTAGGTTTGTTGCAACGGAGACACGGCGTTCCGTTTTGCCAGTTCATTGTACGATGCGCCTAAAACTGGCACTAGCGCAAAGTATTGGTGGAGGGGTTCTGTTTCCACGCCCCCTCCGAGCGCATGTTAGGCAGCTAGTGCCATACGAGGTGCAAAGTTATCGTTTGCATTTAGAGTTTTGCGCTTGTACGTAGTCGCCTACGATTATCTCCAGTCAACTATTCTACACTCAGTCGATCCTAAATTCTGCCCCGTCATAAAGACTGCTTGTTTAACCGATGATGTTCTTTTTCAAACGTCTCTATATTATGACAGTTAGCACATAAAACGCGGCACTTCGCTATTTCCTCTGTCAACATATCAATACTCCATCTCGTCATATTCTTAGATGAGTAATCTTTATGTTTTGTCATAGGATCAATATGATCAAAGCACAGTGCTTTTGGGTGTTTGTCGTATCCACAAATCTCACATCCTTTTTGGAGTTTGTAGTTATCAAGAAACTCTCTTCTTTCCTGTACTTTTTTCGCGTTATATCTGTTTCTATCTTCCTGTCTTTTAAACGGCATCTCAGTCTTTATGGTGGAGCAGGGGGGATTTGCACCCCCGTCCTCAGTGTTTTTCGTATTCCTTCAACGATAATATCTTTGGCCATTTCAGATGAGCCTCAGCGTATGCTGCGCCTCTGGTTTCAACATCACCAAGAATGGTAACCTTTACTCCCGTTTCTTCAATGACAAACTCTTTTACTTTATATAGTCTCATATTTAGACTTCCCAACCTCGCGATTGAGCATCACTCATATCATATACACCACCCTTTGCTGGCACCTGAATGAAACCTTCAGGCTTACCATCATCTCCTACAATAGCGGCTGTTAGATGGCCGCCGAACACGCAAGCAGTGTCCACATTTGTGCGATCTGCTACTTGTTCAATCTTACCTAGTCTTGGTGTATGCCCGTGATAGAAGTGCTTATCAAGCATTGCATGTTGATGCTGTTCATATCGTAACCACAAGAGCATTGCGTCTGTTTGCTCATTCATTGGAAATGCAGGATTAGCACCAGCATGAGCAACGATGATCGTGTCATCCTCATAGTACTTTGGTAGAGAACGCATCCATTCTAGCACATCTTCGGGCATTAGTAAAGCATTATAACTCACAAGTGTTTGAGCAGCATAAGTGAAATCACCAAACAGAAGCATATCTTCGTGATTGCCCATCAAAGCAATGCAACCTTCCTTTTCAAGGAGTCGAATTTGATCTACAACTTTCTTGGAATCTGGTCCACGATCAACATAGTCACCAACAAAGATGATCTTATATTGATTACCATCAGCATGTTTATGGATCATATCCAACAATGCACACAGTTCCACGTAACAACCGTGGATATCACCAATCACATAACGTTTCATATATCAATTCCTTATTATAACAATATCATATAGTATGGAAAAATTCTTGTCAAACGTCTTTTACACCATCATGAACTAAACGAGCATTCCAATGGTGAGTTTTAATTCTATTACCATCCCAATCTGTGCGTTCGCTGATATGTGATGGAAGAGGATCGACATGTAGTCTTGCACCTGGATGTAAAATGAATTCGTGTTCTTCAGGTATTGCACTGTGATGTGCTACATATGCACCATGAGAACCTTTAGGAACATCTATATGAACTACGTGTTCTTCGGGCTCACCTTCTTTCCGAATAGGTTTAGCAAACTCTCTTGCAATCGCCGGCCTTAACGATGTACTTGTGAAAGCTGGCATTATCATTTTTATTGGACCTTCATCACCTTCTTTTCTGAAGGAATCAGGAGAAACTTTGAGACCAGAACTGACAGTCATGTCTTCACCTGTCTTATGCTTAACTAAAGCTGATTTCAAATTTTCGATTATATCATGATGTTGAGTAGTCAGATCACTTGAGTCCCCTGTGTATAATGCCTTGTTTATTTTCTTATACATTATACCAGAATATTTTCTGATTGCATTTTTTTTGCTGCCTTCTGGATCATCAAGATCGGGTTCAAATCGTTTTGATTCTTTTAGCTTTCTACCAAACTTATATCGTCTCGATAACTTTTCATGAAGACTTTGTGTCTCATCAGAGCGCGGCCCTTCATGTCTGGCTGCGCCCTGTCTAAATGCTTCGTCTAGTTTCTTGATCTTACCAATGAAGACTTTATGATAGATAGACTTTGCATCATCATCTTCGTCAAATTTACCGATCTTACCGATAAAGACTTTATGATAGTTCGTCTCCACTTCTTTCTTCTTTTCTTTTTGTTCGTTCAAGTATGATTTAAAGGTCAGCATTTTTGTTTCTTCTTTTTCTTTTTGGTTTTTGATTCCATGTCGAGTAGCGACTTACTTTGCCTTCATCAGACACATTGATTATCTTTTCTGCATGCAGAAGACGAAGAGTTGTTACTGCACCCTCTTGAATACCTTGCACTCTGCTAATCCAGTGACATGCACCAAATGACAATATGACTGCCGCAATCATCCAATAATCAAGATACATTATTCACCACCATTTCCATTACCACCATTACCACCTGAAGAACTTGGAGACTTTCTTTTGAATACCATCTTCTTTGGGCTACCATAATAATCATGTGCTGCATACACAGTCTTATCATTTTCTGTGATAGCAGCATTCATCTTCATCTCTATGTCTTTTTCTTTTTCAGCGTTCTTATCATCTAGATATTTGATGAAGTGTTTCATTTCTCTCCAACCTCTTGAACGCCGTCATGTACAAGTCTTGCTCTCCAATGATACAGTTTTCCCATTCCGTTCCATGTATCAAAATCTTCAACTTCAGGAGTTGGATGTATCTCAAGCTTCGCATTTGGGTGCAATACGAATTCTTTTTCACCTTCATTGTCTGAATGATGATCAACATATGCACCATGTGATCCTTTGGGTACAGTGAAGTGTATCACATGCTTTTCTTTTTCATCAATATCTGTGCCAACAAAATTCTTTGCAACTTGCGAATGTAAAGATGTGCTTGTGAATGCAGGGTTTGTTACGCGCATGACATTATCATCATCAACAGGTAGCTTTCTAGGATCATACTTGATACCTGAGTGTACAGGAATATCTTCTGGTGCTTTGTGTTTTGTTAAAGCTGACTTCAAATGTGGCACTACGTCTGCCGCATCAGGATCAGTAATCTCTTCACCTTTATACATTGGACCATTGATTCTACGATATGCACTTGTTGTATAATATCGTATTGCTCTTCTATGATTGTAATCACCACTGAAATCATAATGCTGTCTTAGCGCGATGCTTCTCTGTGAACTCTCAAGTCGACCAGCTGACGTAAGAAGGTCAGATTTTGTTGAGACTTTACTAAAGTCGTATGCTTCATCAAGATCGTCAAGCTTACCAACTTTACCAATGAAGACCTTGTGAAAAGTTGGCTTCTTGTTAGTATTTACTTCAAAATCTTTACCAATGTAAACCTTGTGATATACAGGTTCTTTTTCAGTCTTGTCTGCGACAAACTTCTTAAATGACTTCATTGTTCATTCCACTTTTTAGAATTTAAGATGAACTGTTCTTCTCGTACTCTTTTTTCTTTTGTTCGTAATATGCCCAAGTGCCAAACATGCCAACAGGCTTACGTTCTTCTTTAGTCAGACACTCTTTAATATACTTTAAACAATCTTCACTATAACTCACAATTTACTCCGTAGTGAAACGTGCTGGTGATCTTTTCTTAGATGGTCTCAATTCAGTTTGGAATGGGAATTTTTCATCTGGATTATATTTGAGTTCACCACCAACTTTTTCTGATTTGTCCATACCTGGAAAACCAGTTGTGTTTGTACCTATTAGTCTAGCGGTTTTGCCGTTGTGATGCAAGACAGAATCTTGATCAAAGTGCTTTCCTGCTCTACGACCAAATGCTACAAGCTCTGCACCAGCTTCACGGCCGGCCGCGCGCGCATGAATAACGTGTGATGATTCTTTGTTACCTTCATATCTACCTTCAGTTTTTCTTACACCAAAGCCAGCTTCTCTTGCCATAGACATAAGTTCTTCATTTCTTTTTGCAACTTGCTTCTTTGTTAGACCTGGTCTTTCAGTTGATATTGCAATGAAATGTCGCCCTTCTTTTTCAAGAGTTCTCATACGAGAAAGAGGATTACCTTCTTCAAGATTTTCTGTATATCTCAGCATTTGTTTGGTTCTTTGGAAGTCTGTCATGTTATCAGTAGAAGACTGACCACCAGCATATTTCTTTTCAAGTCTTTCTTCACGATCATCTCGTTCTTTTGGTGTGAGCATTCTTGTGCTGTCTATATTACCCATTTCTTCGCGTGTATAAAATTTCTGTTCTTCTGGATCATAAAAACCTGCTCTACCTGGCAAAGGCTTGCCTGGCTCTTTCATATGTCTTTCGCGGATCTCAGCATGATCTTCACCACGCTTGCCACGTTTTATTTGTACTTTGCCTTCTTCGTCCGTATGTTCAATTGCAGGTTGAACTCGTTCACGAAGAGATTTCCCTTCTGTTATAAACTCTAAAAATGTTTTCATAGCCCCATTGCGTCCTTCTGAATTATGTATGACTTAACTAGTCCAGAACGAACGATATCTTCCTTCTGAAACTCAATATGCTGAAAAGTATTTATACGATTGGTAATTCTCATCAACTGAGTAACACCCTCTTTCTCATGGGGCTTATTTAAGTCTGTCTGTCTGAAATCACCACATACAAGCAATCTACTTTCGTCACCCATTCTTGTTAGAACCGTGTCACATTCTTGGAATGACAAGTTCTGACTTTCGTCTAGTATGACAATGCCATTGTTGAATGTCAGTCCGCGAAGATAAGAAGTGGTAGTGAAATGTACAATGCCTTTCATCTTGAGTATGTCATAACCATCGCCACGACCAAACAGACTGTCGCAGATTTCGCGGTATGGTTCTTCGTAAACTTGTATCTTTTCTTTCATTGATCCTGGTAAGAATCCCATATCTCTTGAGGGAACTACGGATCGTATTACGACTATCTTATTGTATACTGATTGTGAATTTAGTATTTGATTTAATGCCAAGTATAGAGCGCAGAATGTTTTGCCTGTTCCAGCAAAACCGTGAAGCATCAGATGATATCCTTGTTGATAAGCTGTAAAGACTTTCTCCTGATTTGGTGTGAGCGGTTTTATGTGTCTAAGTTCAAAATGTGCTGCCTTCTTTTGTGCTTCTTGTTCTTTGTTTGCATTTCTATTCTTAGGCTTCTTGGACATGTTTACTCCTTTAAAAGCAAAAGAGGGCGCATCACCTACGTGACTACCCTCTTTTGAAACTCGTGTATTCTTCTTATATTTTACCACTCTCTCTTACGACTCCATCTACGATCAATAGCAGATGCCTGCGCGCCTGGGGCTGCTGCGACTTTACCTAGAACGTATTTTTGGAAATCAGATGGTGGTTTCGTAACACCGATTCCTACTGGATCAACAACATTCATGCGAAATGTCTGGTTGAATTTTGGATTAGCTTCTAGAAATGCCTTGAGTTGATCATAGGTCATTTCCAATTCAAACTCTTCTTCGGTTTCAGTATCTATAAATGAATAAATCATGCTATTATTTAGTATCCTTTCTAGCTGCCCATTCCTCCAATTGTGTGATCAGTTCGCTCATATACCTGCGACCAGTCTGCACCATATGCAGGACATACTTCTATATATTTCGGCAGATTGTTTTGATCCTTCTCACCAAGTTCACCACACACGAACCAAGTGTCAGGCAGCTTCTCTGCATATATACGACGAATGATGACCTGTTGCTTTTCTAACAGGACCATTATCTCTTCAAGTTCATCTGCGGCATCATTCATTAGTTCAGTAAATGGTATAGATGTTTCTGTTGGATGCCGCAGATTATCAATCAACTCTTTTAACTGATTGTGATCCATTCGGGCTTTTCGCGCTTCGTCCATTTGTGCATTCTCTCTTTTGCAATACGATAATAGTTACGATAGGATTCTACGTGATCATTAGGCACTTTGTATTCATCAGGCATTGCGGGTGTTACTGGAGTCAGATCACCTAACTTTATATAGCGAGGATACGAACAAAGATGGTCGCACATATCCATACACTTGTGTACTTTACCATAACGATGTTTATATTCCATACACAGTGCTAGAAAATGCCGATACAGCCATTTGTAGTTGTCGCTAGTCTCACGGCACCACACGGCTGACGGATGATTGATATGTGTGGCTGAATATAGCACAGTCTCGCGCTCGTCAGGCAAACGCCAACGCTTTACATTGCGACCAGTCTTGGTCTTGTCAATGTATTGTGTGCCGTCAAGTAACCGATGAGCGGTGGACAGGAGTTGCGCTGTCTCCAAAATCATCTTCACCACATGCTTGTCCACCATCCACTCCGCTGCCTGAGTCGGATCGTTGCTGATTGCGAAAATATTCATCTATTTCTTCGCTCCACTTTTTATTACGTTTATCAAGTTCATCTGCAAGCTGGCGCAGTTGATATGAGGAAATTGCGCCATGCTGACTAGGCCAATAATAGCAGAAACCGTCTTCTAAACAAGCAAATTCATTGCGGGCTTCTGCCATTTTAATAATGTCACCCATTACTTTACTTCAATGTCAGGCATAATAGCAGACGGCTTGAAGACCACGCGATACTGATAGACACTCACGTTGGCATTTTCCAACTGTTCTACGAAGTAAGTCACGTTATCCGAAATGCCAAGAAAATGCTTCTTGTATTCCGTCGGACTCGTCTTACATGTCACTTCAAGTTGATTGTCCTGATTGTCCTTCTTGATAGAACACCGACCCTCAATAGTCAGCATATAGTTATCGGTGATACCATTGTAGAAGATGATACGCCGATTAATCTCAAAATAGTCCGCAGCCTTAGAGATGTTCTGTGATGCCATTTCAGCATCCGTACATGCACCAAGACCGAGAGCAACACCAACAATACCAAGAGTAGAAAGAACACGCTTCATCATTTCATTATTCCTCAATTGCATCAATACGAAAAAAGTCACCAGGCTCTACACTCAGAGTCCTGTCTAGATCCTTGCTGCCGTCTGCATTCCAAGACCGAACACGGATCTTTTTAACACCAGCAGGAACACGCCACGAAGCAGAGTTCTTGCCAGATGCATTAGCAACACCGATAAAAGGCAGAGCAGCAAGCCCTGCAAGTAACCAACGTTTATTCATCATCTTCAACCTTTCCAAAATCAACACGCTCAGAGTAGTAACCGTTGGACTCACCCAACCAACGCAGGGTTACGGAACCCTTGATGGTCGCAAACTTGTAGAATGTCCAAGTGTAGGAATCTTGCCGTTCGTCTTCTTCCCAGGCATCTTGGGTTTCACCAGTCACTTCCTCGGCCTGCAAGATTGGCGAGCCTACAAGATCATTGAGGTCGCCATCAATGTCCTCGATTCGCACATACTCACAACAATCCTGTGAATGATACATGATGTAGCGGTCACCATTGTCCATGGTGAACAGCAATTCGTCATCACCATTCTGTTGTAGATTGGTGATGGTGCGATGCATCAAAACAGAAACGTCAACTTCAGGATAATCGCGATACATTACTTTACCTTCTCAATCTTGGCACCGCGAAAGAACATGCCGATTACGATTACTGCAAGCCAATTCCAAAAACTATATTCAAGCATCTCGATATCACCGAACAACTGGTTCCAAGACCAGATTGTAGCAATCGGCCCAAAGATGATGATAATCACACCAAGCCCAATCAAGCCAGCACCCGCCATAATCTTTTTACTACTAGTCATTTATATCTCCTTACCTAACAAGACTTGTAACGTCAACATTATCCATTGAATCCCACTCGGAGTCAATAGAAAAAGAACTGGAACTGAAATCTTTCTGAAGAGGCATCATGTCCAGTTCCTGTAGAAGCTTCTCTTCTACAGAGACCTTAGGCTTCTTGACGACTGCGTTTTTGACCTTTGCAATCTTCTCTGGCTTGCTCTTGGACGCTTTAGGAGCAGCCTTGGCAGCTTTCTTAGCACCAGCCTTAGTCATTCCCTTATAGACATAGGACACGACCCTCCGACCATCCTTGTTGGTTTCAAACTGGTGACCGTCTCTCTTCAGAAAGCACACATACTTGGACGTATATCCAGTTGTACCCACATACTGATCTACCTCAGAGGGCGTCACAATGATCTGTCGCTCGAAAAGTTCAAGTGCAACAAATTCAGGTCTCTTACCGTGCTTACTCGCTTGTGGCATACTTCATCTCTCCATTCTCGTTAAACGTGTAGCCATAATAGTGGTTCTGTATCTGATCGATGATGCTATCTACATCACGTTCAGAGGCGCCGTACATCTGAGTGCAGACATACGAGTAAACATTTGCACGAGGAAGACCAAGTTCCATAGCAGTCCACACGTGCGATTCCATTTCCATCAACCAGTCCTTGACCTTAGCCATTCGACTTAATCTCCATCCATTCAACCAAAAGAGATACGGCTTCCTTGCGCGGGACATCAAATACCCGTTCGATATAGGGCGCAGCACCAAACATGTTGGTGATACCTGATTGCCGCAGAGCTTCAAGATAGTCAAAAACTCGGATCTTGTCAACAGTCATGTATATCTCCTTAGTCGCAAGAGTTATAACGAGAAGTGTGAACAGTCAAATCGGAAGAGACACTAGCAGAACCCATGTAACCCCAACCCCACACACCTTCCCACCAATTAACAAAGTCTTTTGCTTCCTTGAGAGAGCGGAAACCGCTGTATACAGAATTTGTCTTTCGACCATCATCATTTTCATTAATGAGAAGTTCAAGAGACTTGTCGAAGCTAGTGCTAGACTTGAAAGAACGAGCAACCATTATGCGAACTCCGTGTTGACTATGAGAGTGTTATACAGGAAGTTAGGGCCGCTGTCAAGCGGCCTTAGGAAAATGCTTCTCGGCCTGAAGCCACACTTCATGTTCGTTGACTTCAGCAACGTCTACGCGCTCACAGTTGCGTGCCCAGACCCACACGACATCCTTGTGAGCATCGACCACTTTGCCGTTGGGAAGAGCTTTCTTGTACATGACATCAGAAGTTGCAATGCCAAGCTTGTTTTCAACAGAAGCGCGATAGCCCATGCCATAGCTAGCCTTGATCACGGCGATCACCTTGCCTTCAGTACCCTTGGCAGTCTTACCGCGAGTAACCTTTGCAACGCAACCCTTCTCAATCTGCTTTGCATTGTGCTTTGCGTCTTCAAGCATACGATCAAACTGCTTGCTTACGCGATAGTGGCGATACGCTTCCTTGACTTCAGGAGTGGCGTCCACAGTCGCAGAAACCTTGTCACCCCACATCCAGTTGTAGTCGCAAGTGTCGAGCCAAACGTCTACGGGCTTGGACTGTTCAGCGTCCCAGTAGACAGCGTACTTCTCAGAACCCCAAATGTCAGACATGATACGAACAGAGCGTGTACCAGTCTCAAGAACACAACCGTGAGCGAGAGTTTCGGGATAAGCTTCAGCAACCTTGGTGTACTTTCCGTCGACCATTTCGTACTTCTCAGAAACCATGCGAGTGATAGCCATTCAGTAGTCTCCTCTGTGTCGTTGTTGAGAAGAATATACTGCAAACGGAAATCATTTGCAAGAGAAATCTTCAAAAAAGATGGTCGAGCTAAATCAAAGACTTAGCGTCTGGTATAGAAATCGTCTACGGCATCAGCCTCAGTTTCATGCTCTACCCATGCCTTTTTCCAGTTGCGGATCGGGCGCCTTTTCTGACCTTTTCTAAGATCAGAATATTCTTCATCGTCATAATCTTCATGATTTCCATACTGGTTCTTTTTGTACTTCATGCTAATAAGACCTTGCGAGGTTCAAACCTTTCTTGTTAAACTTGTCACGCCATTTAAGAAACGAAGAGCCGTGACCTATCCCTTCGTTATTGATGTATTGATAATGGTGCACCATTTCGTGCGCCAAGATTTCAATAAAAAACTTTTTTGATTTATATCGTTTGCTCATGAGCAACTTGCAGGTACCGTTTGATCGTCTTTCATCATAGTCATAGTATGCATAAGCACCACGGCGCCAGCGAATGTCGATTTCATTAATTTGTGGGAGGTTGTTTTCAAAGAGTTCGCGATTGAGGACTTTGAACCATTCTTGGCAGTCCTCAATCGTTGTTTCGTATATTGATTCACAGTCTTCGCTCATAATTTTTTCTAGCTTTGTTCTGCGCTTTCTTTTTGCCATTTCGATCCTTGTGAAACAGCATAACAAAGATCAATCAAATATCAGGTAGCATTCCAGGAAAAGCTTCTTGTACTATCTTATATGTTAGTCCTTTTATTGGCAGCTTTTTCATTAGCATACCAGAAAGTATGTCAGCTTCTTTTGCTTCTAGTGCTTCTAACATTTGAATCAAAAGATACTTCTTTCTGTCTAAAGTCAAACCGCTTGCAACTCTTGGATTATCTTCTTCAAACAGATACACTCGACTTAGCTCTTGATGAATTGATGTATAGCTCAATCCAGGTGGATCATCAGACTTTTTATATTCGGGGATATCGTTAAAGACATATTTGATTTGTGGATGAAATGTGCCACGAAGCACAGCATCCAGTGCATAGCCACTATTCTTTCTCAGAACATCTATCTTGGCTTCACGAGTGGGTGCATTGACGAAATCATCAAACACCTCATAAATATTTTTCTTACTCATTAAAACTCCTGTATAACATCAAATAGGTTCTTCAGACCTTTTTCTGCGAAATAGTTGACCAGATTAGACCTGCTTGCCACTTTGATGTTATCATAACAGTCCACAATCTGACTCTTGATCGTCTCAGGAATATAGTCAAGATCAACCAGCATCTGATTTCTCTTGTAGTTTCGCAGCATGATTTCAGTGGTGCAAAACTCTTCAGGAGACTTGTTAAGCCATTCATTAAGCTTCTTTGTATTTATGACTTTTTGTCTTTCACCAAGAGCAAAGACATTATCTGCCGATAAAAAATTTGGTACACCATCACCACGATCACCTCGAATGATATGCTCTTTAACATACTTGTATGGATCATCAGTCTCAACATAACGCTTGAGAATAGGATTGTACTGCTTCACATTGGCATACTTCTGAAGCTGAACGAAGTCTTTATCTGAAGATAGAATTAGCACCTCTTCATGTGGTGCTTTTCGTGCAGCCAGCACACCGATAACATCATCAGCTTCTGCACCTTCAACATCAATTACCTTGTATGGAAAGTGTAGCTTCAACTCTTCACGGATTTTGTTGAGTGTTTCAAAGATCAAAGTCCAGTCAAAACCAGACTCTTCACGAGCCTTCTTTCTGTTTGCTTTATAAAGTGGAAAAACATCGCGGCGCCAAAATCTCTTGTTGTCACATGCGATGATGACTTCACCATACTTCTCTTTGAACTGAGTAATGTGTGAGCGAAGACTGTTGAGTACCATGTGCCGAATGAGATTTTCATCAAGCTTCATTTTTGGATTAGAGTTGATCTGCTGCATGAGATTTGAGATCAACACCTGATTTAGGTCAATCAGAATTGCCATAATAACTTCCTTTGTAAACTATACTATTATATAGTTCTCATTCTGTTTTGTCGAGTACCTGATCTTTTTCGACCATGTTTTGCAGCACGATTTCTTGCATTTCAATTGGATCATCAATTACAATATTACCACTGTCATCCTTCTTCACAATCGAAACATGCTTATCAATAAAGTCATGAAGTGTATGATCTACATTCATCGCGCGATAGATTGTTGATCGAATTGCATCTATAGAAAATGTGAAGTCACGTTCGAAGTGTTTACCGTCTTGATCAACACCGTAAGAGTCCAAAAGCACAACCAAGTTTTCAATAATGTCATTTACAACATCCTCAGCATAGTTTTGTCTGCCTCGCTCTCGGTGCTTTTCTATTTCATCTATGTTTGGAGGAACTTCACGAACGATCTTGTCCTTGGGGAATTGAAATACGTTGTCTGTCATTTAATGATCCTTAGAAGAACTGTCTCATTATTTATGCGACCACTTGCTTCTTTGGACTTGCACTTGATTTCGTCCATGAACTTGCGAAGAACGACCTTACCACCATCAAGAAGCTTCTTCAACTGAATTTCAGGCTTGCGAAGTCTCTTGACGATGGAAGTCTTCTCATCGTAGCCAATTACCGTGCAGCCCTTGATGCCAAGTCCAGCAGGACCCATAGCATTGTAAACAGATAGAGTTCGATATTTGGTATTGAACACCCAAAGCTGATTGCATCCAATGATCTGTTTCGGATCGACTGAAATAACATTGTGTGTTTCATCTTTTTCCTTATACTTGAGTTTAGCAACCTGAGCGGATGCAGGCTTGACCTTTTTCTTACGAGGCTTGCGTTCAACTTTTGCTACGACTGCACGAGTTTCAGCGGCAGACACAATAGACTTGATAAACTCTACATAAGCTTTCAGCTTCGGCTTAGTGTAGTGAGAGTATGCTTCACGCAAATCAGGCACCTTACCCGAAAGAGCATCAAAGAGTTCAGAATAGAGAGGCTTGTAATAGTCTGCAATGTATTGTGCAACAGCAGGCTTCACATCATTCTGAGAGAGCCAATCGGACGCCTTGAACTGAGTGCCATCACGATAGAACACATCAATCTGTTCTTCAATGTTGGCGATCAGGTCATTGGCGCGATTGGCTACACGCTCTTGAATAGAGATTACTTGCTTTGCGACTTCTTCTTTTTTGGTGCCGACTTCTTCTTCGGCTTCGGCGCCACCTGTGTCTCTTCCTCGATCACTGGTGTTGGCTTCATCGGCAAGGGCACGGATTCGCGCTTCGTTTCGCTCTTTGATGCCATCTGGGAGGTTACCACCCAGTAACAATATGCGACAATTCCAACCATTAGTGCGGCAGCGACTATCATCAATTCTGTTTGCATTTTTAATTAGATCCTTTTCTGTCTTATGAAATTCTTTCAAATATTCAATGACCCACTCTTTAGCCTGAGCGGAGTCGTAAAAGTAGTTATACCAATTGTAGGCTAAGATGATATCTGAATTCGAAACTTCGCCGCGCAGATCGGGTTCAGCGCCCATGTGCTTCTCATCTGCAAACTTACCGCGGATTGCTTTCGGTTTCTTGGACATATTTTTCCTTTAACGAGTTGAAGTCCCAATCTTTGAAGTCTCGGATGACGCAAATCCCGTCTTCGAGATATGCGTATTGTAGCGCAATTTGCTCTGCGTTGTCAATAGCTTCAAATTCATCAAGGAAAACAACGGCTTGACCAAAGAAGTCAATCATTGATTGTGGGTCACCTTGCCAATGTAGACTCTCATCTGAGAATTCACCATAAATTTCGTCTATGTTCTGACCATACGCAACCCTGTACTCTGGACCTTTAGTCTCTAAAATATACACGCCATTATCTGCTGACATTATTCAATCTCATACTCATCAAATTTCTTTTCTTGCATAGTCTTTTGTTTCCAGTGTTTGCGAGGATTACCGCACACATAACAAGAGCAGGGCTTTCGCGTTTCGGCCATTCTCTTTTGATGCTGTTCCTTGTGTTCTTCACCTGAGAACCAATTTTTATACCAAAAAAACTTCTTGACCTTATTCAGCATTCTATCATGATGATGCCTACGTTCAGCCCTGCCCTTAGACATTAGTTCTTCCTTCTGTTGCGTGCCTTTCGCTTCTTTGAACCGATCTTACGACGACCCTTTCGAGGTCTATTCTTATGTGGATGCGACATTCTCTACTCCTATATATCAAATCTGAATGTGTTCTTATAATGCTCAGTTTTCATTTTAGTTGAAAAGATTTGATGAAATTCTTCCATGAGTTCCGACCAACTATTCATGCATTCACCAATATCTATCTTACTATTTACCTGAGACATGTGCAACCACAAAGCATTAACACGTGATTGTAAATTTCTGTCCCATTCAATCATCGTATTTGTTGGTGCTGAATTAAAATCAGGGAAAACAGGTAAACAGTTGCAGGCAATAATTTCATAATGACGCATACAATCCCATCCTGACTTCTTTGTTGTAAAAGCAAAGAGCGATTCTTGGTATTGTCTATAATAGTCTTCTTCTTCTTTGTATCGATAGTCTACATGAGTAGGCTCTAGACCGTTTATATAAGAATTTTGCCAGCGAGGATCAATGTTAGCTAACAACCTAGATTTTTGAATGTAGGGCTTGTTAAGCATTGGATGACAAGATGGAAATTTGAATGAGATAGGCAATGCGCTATCATTTACAAGTTCTCTTTTGAAGTATGTATAATATGGTGAGGTATAACCGTAAATATCATCTTCACCATCAACAACATTCAATTTACTCTTATCGTATCCAATTTTAACTGCTTCATGAAGAAAATCTTGGCAACGTCTTCCGCTTGTCCAAATGATATAATCGAATAACTTCTCACGAATGTTATTCGTGATAGTCTCAGCATCTAAAAGAGTTATGTGCTGCTTTCGATCATGTGGAATTTGTCTGTATACTGTAAAGCCACCACCAGACAAAGGCATACTCTTTGGATAATCATCAAACAAATATTCTGGATGACGATTCGTAAAAAGTTTCAAATCGTCATCTAAGTAAAGCCAATGTGCTAGATGGTCTGCCAAATAATCTGGGCCGGCAGCAGCTTGGATGACTAAAATTCGTTTCATTGTAGCTGAACCTCAATAATAGAATCAAGCCTGAAAGAACGCCATGCGCTATTATCTAAATCCCATACGGCGAGTACATCATCGTTCTGCTTTCGCGGCACATGTGCTTCTACCAACTTTACTTCAGGAAGTAATGATGGCTTGAGAGTACAAGTCATCTCACGGTTTGAACCGTCAGCCTTTGTAAAAGTAATCTTTGCGACAAAAGACTGAAGTTCACTCTTCAATGTTTCTTTATCAAACATTGCCATATACCCTCTGAAGTTCCATGAATTCGTCATAGTCTCCCTTGGTCATGTAGTAGCCAAGAAGAACCTTCATAGCATCATGAACCTCAGCATTACGCTTGAAGTCTTCAATCTCAAAGTCCCTCAGATTGCCCATCTTGTGCTTCAACTCATGAAGCTCCTGACAGACAAATTCAAAGTCTTCCTTGAGAACCTGAGCAACAAGATTGCCAGCAGCTTCAAGGTCAATTTCCATATTCCGCTTCACACTCACGTTATACATTACTTTACCTTTCTCCATTTAATACCAAAACATAACTCTTGCATCTTGCGATGAAACCAGTTGGGTTCACTTCCTTTCACAGGACGAAATGTTGTGGACCACTGACCATTACTAATTATAACACATTCCCACTCTGATACGGGTGGGCTGAGATTGATAGATATAGCACTTTCTGACACAATCATTTTCCATTCATCATCACCGAATGCATATGTGTTTGCTTTTGTATCTGGAAATCTATCACTGTCCATTACCATATCCGTGATTATCACACCAATCAGCAAAGTCTTCGTAACCACCAATGCGATTATCATTAACGAAAATCTGCGGCACTGTCAAGGGTGGATTCAACGATGCAGGACTATCACCATAGATCAATGCTCTGAGATAGTCTCGCGTATAGTCTTCATCAAGCTTCTTCTCATCATACTTAAGATGCAGCTTGTTCATCAGTTCTTTAGCCTTAACGCACCAAGAACAGTTTGGTTTGGAATAGATTACGATGTTCATCACCTTCTCCAAGTTTTGGTATCTTCAATCGCGTAGAAGAACATATAGATTATTCCGATGAAAACACTTGCAATAAAAGCAACCACAACATATCCAATAATTGAAGGCCACAATGTGCCTATCACATATAGAATTGCAATAATACCGACTGTCAATACAGTCTTGAACAAAGCTCTCTTAGTTACTTCGGTCATTAGTCAATCTCCACAATTAGGGGTTCATAGTTTTGATACCACGGCTGTTCATTCGGATAGCCGCGAGGATTGCACACAACTCTTGTATCACCAATCATATAATCACATCGTTCATGCGTGTGCCCATGCACGATAAGCTTCGGCGGCTTCTTCATTTCAAGAATCTGGTGTGATAGTTCAGTAGCGAAAAAGTCGTTACCGCCAGACTCACGATACTTCGGATGCACTGACTGGAAAGACGGCAGATGATGCACAAGCCAGATATCGGCACCAGAGTTAAATAAAAAATGTTTATGAGTTTCATGAGCATTCATATATCTATCGTAGTTCATACCCCTGATGTTCCGATAGTCCATCATATACTCTTTGAAGTCCCACCAACGAGTAGGAGAGATGTCAGTCCAAAGAGTAGCACCAGCAATCTTTACATCTCCATGATAGCATTCAGAAAAATGTAGATCGGCATTCTCAAAAGTGCCACCATAGAAATCATGATTGCCTGGAATTGAAAAGATGTTGCCTTTGAATAGCGAGTAGAAATACTCACGGGTTAGAAACTGCGGATGAGTATCACCAGCATTCAGATAGAATACATCAGGATCAGGCTCAAAGAACCACGGTTGAAACTCCATATGCAAATCTGAAAAGATTCCAAACTTCATTAGTATACGAATCTCCTACCCTGCCAACCACAACCAGGACAATAAATGTTTTGCTGCGGCGGACTAGACATTAGCAAACTGTTTTCACCTGCAAGTTCATGCCCACAATGATCACATGCGAGAGCAATCCACTTTTCATGACGACCGAGTTTCTTATTCTTCTCAGACCACTCAGCATTATATTCACTTAGCGTTTTCACTCTACTTCCTCTTGCTTCACGACCGAGACATTATATCCACCGATCTTCTCGGCCCAAAGTATAGCAGCGTTTGAACTGTCTGTAAAGATTTCAGATTGATACCAATAAACACCAATGGCATAACGAATAGTAAACTTTTTCATTTATAATATCCTTTACTTAGGAACCAACGATATGTATGTTCTACCTTGCGAAGAAACGGATGCTGACGAATCCACATGCCTGTATTTGGATCAAAGTGAGTACGAAAGAACTCATCATGCTTCTTCATACCTGTTTCAATCTCAGGCCGAATTGCTTTTGATAGTTCATCAAACTCAGCATCCGACATGATAGGATTATCATCAAATTCATATGCATATGCAGCCAAGGTCAAGCGGATACGATTGCGCCGCTCAACCTCAACTTCACTTCCCCAATCAGACAACACGAACCTCATCAAAGTCTTCTTCAACCGTCGGCTGTTGCAGAGTGTTTATCATCTGCTGAACAGCAAACTCAGGAATGGTCTTGCCAGGGCGAGAACCAAGCCGACGATACAGCTCTCCAGTTTCAGGAGTAGGAAAGAAGATTGCAATCTTGCGGTAAGTGTTAGGCACCGCAGCAAGCTTTCGTGCGCGCGACTTCTTGTTAAGATTGGTCTGATCCCAGATTATGTTATAGCCATACATAACAGCATCCTTAACATGCGTCATCATGGCCTTGTTAGCATAATCAATGTTATCTTGAAACACATCATTGTAAGTTGCTCCACGCATAGATGCATAGATTTCCAGCAACCGATCTGTAGATGCAACATAATGCCCAGTCAGATCAGGAAAGTTCTTGGCGATCCAAGTAGACTTGCCGGAGCCAGGGACTCCGACAAGCATATACAGCGTAGGGTTAGACATAGTGCGCGTCCTTCAGAAAAGCTTCCTTGATCTTTGCATAGGAAGCGTTGGAACCACAGTTCTTAAGTATCATAGCAACAACTGCTTCATAAGTCAAGCGTTCATCACATTCCTTGTCCCAGAACTGGAAAACAAGGCCGCGCAACATAGGATCAAAAGTCGGCGCATAGTTGATTGCAAACGTCTTCCGATCCATCGTCTCACGGTTCTGCTTGACAGTCTGATAAACATGCCATGCAGCAAGACGCATCTGTTCCATCAGAACAATTTGGAACTTCTCAATCTTTTCTACATCTTCACGCGGAAGGACAGGAAGCATATCATCCAGTTCGCTCTTCAAGATCAGTTCTACAACATCACGTTCCTGACCGAGCAGTGACTTGACCTTGTGAATACGGACATACCAGTCGGACTTGATCTTGACCATATGGCCATCATCAAAGCGAACAACCACACCTTCAGCATCTTCCATTTCACGGATTATACCGATGAGAGTACCCATCTTTTGAATTTGTTCGTGTGACCATGCCTTTACAACTTCAATGCCATAACGCTCACCGATACGCTCTAATGTGCCATGCAGCATATAGCTACCAAACTTCATTTCACGCATTGCAGTCAGCACAAGACGATCCTCAGGATAGTCCAGCACAATACGGTTCTTGTTTGAACACCACTCAAACACAGGAGTGAATCCATGTTCAAGATAGTGAGCAGCAAGTTCAGTATAGTCAGGGCGAGAGGCTACGAAAGCTTCTGCTTCCATAGAAGTATCAGTGATACCCATCTTGGTCATCCAACGAAGGTGCCCGTTGACAAAACAAGGAGATACCATAGAGCCGTCAAGCTTCTCAAGGATCACGTGCGGGCGAGACCAATCAATCTTGCCGATAGAAGTCTCATCACGCTCGTTCACATTGAAGAACTTGTGATACCGACGACCGATCAGATCGCCGTCCATGTCAAACACAAGACCACGACACTCACGACGAACAGCAGCGCCGTGCAACTGACCAGAATACTTTCCTGCATTTTGCCCAGAGATGTATACATCACCAGTTACATGAACATCAGGAAAAGTATCATGACCAGCCACAACATAGTTGATGACCTGATAACCATCCTTCACAACATGGATGAACTCAGGAGAGTCCTTGATGTGCGGTAACACATCATCTATGTGGTATATTTTAGGAAAATCATATTGCATTAGAAATCTCCTGGTGCTACCTGAAGGACACGAACGCCTTCAGCACGGATTGCATTGACTACGCGAGTGCGGTCATCAAACCACAGAAACGGATTGCCGAACTCAGCACGGATCTGCTGAAGCAGTTCAACCTTGATGATATCATCAGGCCGATGATCTTTCGCAGGTCTCATGTACAGCTTGGAGTACAGAACACCAAAATTCGTCATCTGCACTACAGTTTCCCGCCGCTGATCTTCGCTACGACCTGAGCAAAGAAGCAGAGTATTACCAGCGGCTACAAGCATAGTAGAAAGATGTACAATGTCCTCATGCGGAGTATCATTCACGATACCAGCATTGAAAGCTTTCCAGTTCTTTGGCTTCGTTGCGACAAAGGCACGCCGATGCTCAATGTTCGCAAGAGTGCCATCAATGTCAAAAACGATAACCTTGGTCATTCTACACACTCAATCCTATCTTCAGCTTGCATATACCAATCAGGAGCAGGTCCTGCTTTATTAGCAGAGTTCACCTTTTGAATACGCGACTTGGCTTCCTGATATGTATCGTAATCCTCATGCCAATACTCTTGGCCCCAACCGCGTTCAGATTCCACAAGAAAGATCCGATACTTCATTTTCTGTCCTTTCTATATCTTACGACCAATTGTAGCAGGATCAGTTCCGTCAGTCAAGTATTGAATAGCACCCTTATTATAAGCTGGAGCAACGCGAGTTTTCTTACGTTCAATCTCTTTGATGGTTGCAACGGACTCTTCACGGTCGCGCTTCCACTTGTAGTCTTCAACAGACCGCTTGAAGCCATTGCCGACAGAGTTAGACAGTGGTGCTAATTCTCGCTTCGGCAATGGCTCAGGCAAATTAATTGGGCGTTCCTTAACAGAACCCTTGAGTACAGACTTGAAATATTCTTTACGTTCCTCACGTAGACGCAGTGTCTTAGCGGACGGCTTTTTACGATCAGATGAAGTCTTGATATATACAAGTGCCATTTTTTTATTATCGCCAGTCTTTGAAATTTCCAGCAGCTTCATTCTCATCATAACCTGCTTTGTATGCAGCAAGTTCTTCAGTAGTCATATCTGCTGCATCTACACGAGGCGTACTATATGTATTGCCCACATAGTAGTGAGGTTCATATCCACGTCGATAGTAACTGTCAGCACTACCACGATCAAACGGTCCACCATGACGCGCACTATACTTTTTCATGTGCATAAGTTCCATTAGTTATTCTATCGCTTCTAGAAGTATGATGAATATGATCCACATCACGATAACGTAGATCAAGAACCACATTACATGCTCCAGTAAGTTTCAGAAGACGGATCACAGCACAGAGGAGTGTTCACACCCTGAGTGAATTCTTTTCCACTCATCATGTTGCGCTTCGTTTCTTTCTTCTCAATGTTTGCGTAGAAGTGATTGATTTCAGCGATAGCAAAGTCAGACTTGTTATCAAGACGAGCAAGAGCAATCTTGGCTCCACGCTCTGTCGGATAAACTTTGTAATTGAAGGAACCTCCAGCGAGACGAGTCGTTTCGGTGTTGTAGATCACGTAAGACATTCGAGAACCTCTTTCGTTGTTACAGAGACATTTATAAAGGATACGGAGAGAATGTCAACTCTTTTCTTCACTTTTCGATGTAGAATTCGTTATTTTCGTAGTCGAATTCAATGTTGAAGAGCTTACGAAGCGCAGTTTGCAACTTCAAAGCGATTACAGCTTGTGCGTGAGCAAGACGCTCGTTTTCAAAGATAGAATAGAGAGTTGCAGTAGCAAGCTTGTCATTGATGAAGAGAATGATCTTGTTAAACATGTGCATCTCCGTTGTTACAAAGAGAATATACTGGATACGGAAATAAATGTCAAACAAAAAATGGCAGAAAACTGAATTTCTGCCATTTACCATAGAATACAACTTCTAGTATTGTTTAGGACTGCTTTTTCAATTCTAAGAATGTTCTCACAAAGCTATCATTAATCTCATATCCGTTCTTTTTCATCCAATGATACTCTTTTCCATACTCGGTACGAAACATTCTAATCAATCCGGACTCTCTTGAGTCACCAAATCCGCTCATAGCCGCTATAAATGCTCTTCCCCATGCAATCATGGTAGGACTCCTTTCAGTCATGTTGTGATACACTAGTATATAGTATTTCACGTTGTGCAATGCAGCATGACAGATTGTCGCTACTCTTTGATGTGCGACCTGTGGACTTTGACCATGATCCAGTCATTGTAGTACCCATCAGATTCCAAAACGTTCTCATTCATCTGATGCCAAGCTTCCCAATAGTTCGCTGTACCTTTAGACTTGCAGAGTTTCAATATTTCTCTTTTGAATCTGTCTCGTCCCAGTTTCTCAACGTCTCCAAGAAGTGTGAGGTTTGAACCAAAGTATTCGCGCCAGTCACTTTCACTTTTGACTTTTTTCTTTCGCGTTTGCCCTTTAACTTTTTTGCTTCGGACTTTCGTGAAGTTCTTTTTACCAATATATTGTTTTCCATTTTCTAGATTGGTGATGCGATACACAAAGGACACATAGCCTTCGATATCGTCATCACCAATTTCTTTGTCGTTGTAAAGCCACATGATCATACCCTTTTAGAGTATGTATGTTACCTTCCGCGATCAGGTTGCCACTTACCGTGATGATCATACCAACCGTGTCTTGAGCCTTTGCCGTCCCAACCACCAAGATCAACTGCCGGCGCATCGATATTCACTGCACCTACGGCACCTGTCAAAGGTCGACCTACTTCGCATGTCACTTGAGGAAATGTTGGGCAGTTTGGTGATGAACAAACATATCCCATCACACCACTTAGACTTATACCACACTTAGGACACTTCTCTTTTGCGCCAAATATATAATCATCAAGGCGCGGCTGCGGTTTAGGCAACTTATGAAGATCATCTTCAATCTTCTTGATCTGCTCTTTACGCCACCGATCTTCAACAAGCTTCTTGCCTTCTTCAAGCCCAGCAGCAAAACCGTCCTTGAAGCCCTTTGCATAATCAGTCATACGTACCTCCAAAACCAACACCACAATGTTTCAATCTTGCCGGTTGTGCATACCATAAGTCAAAGTCTATACCTGAGTATCCAACACCACTATGAACATACAGCGATACATCATCTTCTTCATATGGTGTAAAGAACCATTTCAAAATCTTACTCATCTTCATTTTCCACTTCTACTTCATCTTCATCAAAACATTCTTCACCACAGAAGGAGCAGAAACGAGGCTGCCCCTGTGTTTCTTCATAGTCGTAAAGCACTTTGTATGATGACTCACAGTAGTTGCATTTTATCTTATCTACTTCTTTTGTCATTTTTGTTTCCTTTAGATTTCGCATCCTCCAGCGACACACGCGAGTTCTTGAGAACCAGTGGTGCTGTCACGCTTCTCATACTTAGCTAACATTGTCCAATCAATATCTTTTGGCATCTTAGCTGCAAGTGCTTCGTATTCTTCCTTCGTGCAGTCCTGATAAGGAGCTTGCTGATAAACGTGATCAGAGAATGGCAGGAATGAAACGCCTGACATTTCATCAAAGTGATTGTAGACCCATGCGCCAACTTCTGGCCACTCATCTTCCTTCACAGAGATAGTAACAGAAGGCTTATGTTCGCAGAAATGACGTTGATAAACAAGCCATAGTTCAAGCTGTTCAATAGCAGTCATATCAGTGCGGAATACAGCATGATCAGGAGATTTCTGCGGGAACGAGAACACATATGTATGCTCTGGCTTCATAACATCATCTTCACATGGGAAGCCCATGTCCTTCATCATAACTGCGAGAGGATCCTTCTTATCTGCACGAACAGTTCTAATATAATAAGGAGAGTGACGAGCATGAATGCCACTTGCAGAGTCGACCAACTGTGATACCGTTCCACTAGGTTTGACGCAAGTAATAGCAGCGGAGACAGGAATATTAAGTTTAGCAGCCCATAGCTTATTAGTCTTGACAGCTTCTTCACGGAGACCCTCCAACATATCACCAATATTAAACAGTCCTGTAGCTTGTGTTGCACGACCGTTTGTGTATTCATTGTCCATGATACCAGTCAATGACACACCAAGAAGACGCTCTTCAGCACAGTTCTCAGACCACTTCTTGCTCAGGTATTTGAAGTTGGTAAGTGTGGATTGGAATGTACCAAGTATAGTTGCGAGTTTGACCTTGCGCTTGAGTGATTCGGGTGTATCATCTCCTCTGACGACCACCTCTGTAAGATTACAGAACTCGCGTGAACGGAGAATGATTTCAGAACATGGGTTGGTGCCGAAATCGTGTTCAGGATCACGGCGTCCGAACTTCTCTGCTTGCTTCTTAGACGCAGTTCTACTAAAAATGCCGCGTTCGCCAGAGCGCGACTCATAGAGGGAAAGCCACTCACGCATGAAGAGGCCCACATCAGGCTTCTCTTTAGCAACGAAAGAGTTGTTAGCAAGAGCGCGTTGGACATTCTCTTTCCACCAGTCACCAGACTTTGCAACGCGCATTCTATCATCACTAAGGTCAGAAAGAGAAATAAGCGCGGATCTACGAACGCCGCCGACAACCACAATTTCAGCGATCTTACAAACGATATCATGTGCCTCCAATGTAGTTAAACGACGACCGGCAGCCTTCTTGAATGATGCAACTACGAACTTGAATAGATCGGTCAGCGGCTGCGGGCCAGATGCACGACCACCAAATGTCTTGAGTGGTGCGCCAGCAGGGCGAACCTTTGATACATCCCAGCTTGGGACTTGACCAGCATACAAAAGATGCACCAGTTCCTTGAGAGCCTTTGCCCAACCAAGCTTTGAGTCTGCAACCTGAATAGTCGTGTCAGTTGGATACAGTTCGTCAGGAACAATAGGCAGTTGCTCTACATACTTTGATTCAACAGAGAAACCAACGCCAGTGCCATTCATAAGAATGTAAAGAATTTCATCAAATGACCGAGGGCTATCAACAGCAACATACGAACAGTTATAGCCAGCAACGTTCTCACGCTTGAGAGCTTCACCAGCAGTCATCAAGCAACGCATTGACGGCATGATTTCAAGATTAAGAACAGCTTCTTCTAGCTGCTTACGCTCTTCTGCGGTCACATTGTAACCAGTGGTTTCCTTGATATGTTCATCAAAGAAATTGAAATAACGGGCGACTGTTTCGTCCCAGTTCTCTCTACGATTTTCATCCCATAGCCAACGGGCATAACGAGACTTATGAATGAACTCTTGATACAGAGACGGTAACATATTACTGCCTGACATACGAATACTCCTAAATTGTTTTTATTGTTCTAATACGGTCTTAAGTGAGGGGAATTGTTCAACGATAACATTCCAACATTGTTCTGCGATTAGACGATGTTCTTTCTGCGTTCCGTTGGCCATACGTAATTCACAGTAGTGGATCCATGAACGGAGTGATCCTGACATATACATGCGTGACATAGTGAGACCTTCAGGAAGAACAGAACGAGCAACTTCCTTTGCGATGCCATTTTCTATTGCCCATTTGTAAGCAGACTTTGCTAACTCTGTAACTTTATGTTGAGCAAGTCTAAACTCAATATCTAAATGACCGTCTTCATTTTCAATGCTGTTCTGACGATTCTTAGTATCTTGTAAACGAGCTTCACGCTGTTCAAACATACTATCAGTAACTTCTGCATAACGCTGGCTGAACTCTTGAAACGAGAACGAACGATGACGAAGGATCTGCCTTGCAATATCGCGCGTGGTCTGGATCTCAAGCACAATGTTCACAGTTTCAAAGATTGACCAATGCTTATTCTTCACGCAATAGGTCAACAACTTCTCTGCCGTTTCATTATTCAACTGATTGCTAGGATTGGATACTCTAGCACAGTAAGCAATAAACTGTTCTGGAGTTTCCACTCCCTCAATCATCGGCTTTGTCATAGCCACAAGTTTCACACTACCCATTATATTTCATTCCTCTTGACCAATCATTACCGGGTTTGTCTTTGCTTCTCTTTCTTGCTCCTGAACTATGAGTCCACCAGCAAGTTCCAATCACATGTTTGCTACCGTGATTGTCGCTATTAGTATCTAGATAGCCAGCCTTCTTTGCTTTTGCCGCAAGACCTGCCTTCATAGAGTTTGCTTTAGTGTCTGCTATACCAAGAAATGCAGGCTTGCCCGACTGTAATCTTTTCTGCATTGTCTTTTTGCTGACTTGTTTTCTGTCAATCCTCTGAAAGTTATGGACACCTTCGTCAATCAACTTCTTTTGAGTGATAGAGGCAAGTCTAGCAATCTCTTCACTATCATACTCATTCATACGGATCAATATCGCTTGAACAGCACCAATGTCACCTTGCGATCTATGTATCTCTAGATGTTCTTCGATAGAGACTAACTTGAGATTGGATAGATCATTGTTAGACCTATCGCCATCTATGTGATGTATCTCAAAACCATCGGGAATAGGGCCGTGAAATTTTTCCCAAAATCTACGATAGTGCATCACACTTCCTGATATGTCTTGATAAAGATTTCATTCTTGCAAGGATAGAACTCACCGTTCACACCCTTGATGATCCAGTCGCTCTGACCACCTTCCATACGACCTTCTAGTGTGTCTATCCAAAGTGCAGGCGGGCTAGTGCTGAAACTAACGGTCGGACTGTTGATCCATTCTTCAATGTCTAATACAGACTTTGCATCTGTAATCTGCATTGCTTCTATTGTCACAGGTCGCTTTCTAAACTTTCTTACTAAATTTTCTTCCATCTCTCAAACTCCAGTTTTGCCCTCAGATCACAGAACGTATTTCTATCTATAATACTCTGGATTTCACTAGGTGTCGCTCCAGTCAAGATATAGTCGTTGATGTCTTTTGCTGCTATATCTTGAGGCCAAATAAAAATATTTTTATTGTGACTTATTGTCTTTGACATCTGTTTCACGATAGAAGAGTTGCGAGGTTCATTGTCGTGAATGAACACATAGTCATGATTACCTAGCAAAAGAGTAATATTATATAGTGATGCGTCCATAGTTGCAAGAGAGTTTTGTAAGAATAGACTGTCAATTGGACCCTCTACAACATAGATACGCTTAGACAAGTCTACACGATCAAGACCAAATACTTTTTTGTTATCATCACTCAGCTTGATTGTGATGTATCTGACTTTGCTATCACCCAATGCACGACCTTGAAAGCCAAGTAAAGTCTTCTCTTCATCATAGAAGGGAAAGATAATCCTTTGCTCATCATACAATGTCTTCTCATAGTCAGGAATAGTTTCCATGACATAGCTCTTGAAGTTAGATGCATAGTAGATATCGTTCAATCTATCACGCGGAATCATACGCTTCAGCAGATACTGCTTTGCTACATGATCTTCTGGTAGTGAATTGATTGTAGGAAGATCAATACGCTTTTTGAATACTGGCTTGACCATAGCTTGCGAAAAGTCAGGCTTTGCTACATTACCAGAAGACTCATTCTTGTAGCGTTCCATCTGATACTCACGATACAGTGAGTTATCTATAAGCTTGAGGAAATTACCAAGAGATAGGCCTGTTCCACAATTATGACAAGTATAGAACACATCAGACTTGCGCCGATAGAAATAACCACGAGCCTTGATCTTGTTCTTATGGGAATCACCACATACAGGACACCTAAAGTTCCACAAGTATTCAGATTTCTGCTTGAACCGTTCTAGCTTGGGAGAGACTAGAGAAACGAACTTCTTATCGATGTATAAAGACATAATGCCACCTAGATTTACAAATAGGTGGCATTATAACAGATGGTAATAGAAAGTCAATTGTTAATTAAATAGCTTGGTAATGTTGATTGCATTGTTTGCGATCAAGAAAAGAAGGAATGAAATGATAGCCGCTATTCCGTATTTCCACATTTCAATTTGACCTAGACGACTACCTAAACCTTTTTCACTTCCTTTTATCTCTTCACGCATCTTATGAAGTTCAGCTAAGATTGTTCTTTCTGTGTCTTCAATTTTATCCGTGAGTTCTTTGTTTACGGTATTAATGCGATTATACACATCTTTAATGTTACTATTGTGTTCTTGTCTACGCATTTCGAGTATGCCCTGCACTTCTGAGGTTATTCTTTCATGACTTTCAATCCTCTGTTCTTGTAGAGCAATCATCTTGGTTAGATTAGTCGCAATTTCTTGAATCTTATCTATAGTCGTGTCGAACTTTTCAAGCAAAGCTGACATCGTGGTTACATCTTTTTTCAAAAGCTCAATATCAACTTTAATTTCTTGCTCAGACACGGCCATTACCTCTTATTGTTTTGATTATTTAGTAGTCTTCTTAGTTACTGTGATCTGCGCCTGAGGCAATGCAGTTCTATCTTGCTTTTCAATTGTACGAGAACCAAACCAGAAAGCAATGATAGTTGAGAAGAGTGCCATTGTCTCAACGTCCCATACGGCTCTCAGCATTTCTGGAACAGATTGACCAGTTGATAGCATCACATATGCTGCGGAAATTTTTACTGCAAGAAATGTAATGAAGAATACGTATGTGACTACTGGGCGAACAGAAGCGCGTAGTGCGTTAATAAAGATTCCACCATCAAGAGACTTATCATGATCAAGAGCAGATTGTCGTGACTGAGCGTCACCCTTAACCATTTCAATGTTGTAAGTGAGATCGGCTTGGCGTTCGGCCGCATCAATCTTAATTTTTGAAAGTTCAAGTTCATACTTAATCTCCTGCTTACGCTCAAATATTCTTACAATAGAAGGTAGCAAACTACCTACGATACCTAGAAATGGTGATAATAGTGCTAACATGGTTTACCTCTTTTTTGTTTTTCTTAAATAACTTTTGCCGTTCCATGTGAATTTAGAACCTTCAGGTGCAGCAGCAAATGCTTGGTCAAATGTTTGTTTTTTTGGAGCAAGATTAGCCGGTCTTGCTTTTGGAATTGGTGGCTTGACATCTACTTTAGATGAAGCTTTCTGTGATTCCGCTGGAGCCAAAGTTTCTTTTTTCGCTGCTGGATAACCTGATTGAGGCGCAACCAAAGAACCAACTTTTGGTTTTTCAACAGGTTCAATTTGTTTCTCTGTTGGACTTTGCTTTTGCATCATGTTCGCAAGTTTAAATTTTGTATCTGTTGCCATTCCTGCTTTGGCTGAACGAACATTAGGATAAGAAGAACTGCTGTATTCCTTTGTTGTTGAAGCTTTTTTCATATCATTGTCTTGAGCGCCACTATATGTTCCAAAAACTCTATCTTGAATTTTAGTAGAGTAATCAGGATGTGCAACATATGTTGCTTCAACTTTTTTAGGTTTATATGATACTGGTGTGTCCGCCTTTTCTACACCAGTTTTCTTCGGTATAGCAGTTATCTTTTTGCCTGACTGATCATATCCAGCAGCAGCCAAAGCGGTATTAAAATTGCCACTAGTATAAGCTTTATCTGGTTTAACTATTGGTTTATTAGAGATGCTTGATGGGTCAAGAGTTTGTCCGTTACCAAGATCATATCTTGAACCTGTAAAATCAACAGGTTCAAGTCTTTCGGACGGTTTAAACTTAGGTAATTCAGCAGGTTCTCGCGCCTGTATTTTTCTGGTAATTTCATTATTTTTAGAAAAACTTTTCATACTTTTGCTAAATCCAGGATCAGATGCTACTAGATCACTGAAACTTTGTTCAATCATAAACTCTAAGAATGTTTTCATTTTTTGTTCCTACTTTACAATTTGTACTGCGACTATATTTTTTCGATGTCATGTGAAAAATAAGCATGATCACGAACATCTTCATTACTATCATTCATAGCTTGTTTGAAATGTTCCGATTTTGCGCTTGGATGTTGAAGAGCTTCTATTTTCACATTTGGGTTTTTTATTTTACTATTTGATAGTATCGATGTGATGTGATGACTTTTGATTCTATTAGAATCGCTTCTAAGTAATCTTCGCAGACCTTCTGAATTATCATGAGCATCTGAAACAAGATCATCAACATGTTTGTCCGTAAGATTTGGATGATTTATCACAGCTTCAATAACTTTTGAGTTTCCATGTCTTAGACCTTTAGCAATATTATCGAATGAAGCATTTTTGTTACGCATTGCGTGTGGCGCATTATCTGTATCTAAAGCTTCATCAATATGTTTTGGTGTAATATCGCCAAGACTTAATGCAAACTTTCTTACCATATGATGTGGGTGTTCCATTGCAGACGATATCAAATGTTTAGGTAATCCTCTTGAAGCTGCTGCAATTGCAATGTCATGATGTGGACTTGATAATGCTTTTTCTAAATGATTTGATGTGACATGTTTACTGTGTGTTATAGCCGCCGCAGTTATATCAGGATCAGAATCTTCAAAAGATTTGTCTATCAAATGTGCTGGCAAATTTTCATTTGATGACGCGTGCCATCTAACAAAATTAACAGGATGACTCATTCCTTTTTCTAATACAGAATGTTGTGCATTTGGATGAGAAAATGCCGCTGCTGCAACAAGATGACTTTTATGATTTGCTGCTTTTTCTAAATTTTCGGTAGTCACATTTGGATGTTTTATTGCTTGAATACTGACATTATAGTCTTTATCATCTAGTCCTTTATTGATATCATCTGGTGTAATTGAAGTGTTTTCTGGATGAAACGCGGCTGATCTTACCTCATAATCTGGATGTGACAACAATGTTTTTGTATCACCAATAGCATATCTTCCACCGTCATGATATACCATCGGATTCTTTCGATATGAATGGCCTTCTTTGACAGGAAAATTAGTTTCTGACCAATTTCTTACCGTCTTGTCAAAAGATGAATCTGCATCACCGTATGTTCTTGATTCTGGTCTAAGAATAGGTTTAGTATATCCACGAGATGTGCTGTGAAATGGTTTGAGAGCTATTCTTGCCAAGGGTCTTTCTACTTCTGGATCATCAGAATGGTGCAAGTATGCTACGTGAGTACCTTGACTGACATCTGATTTGAGATAGTGTTTTTCGCAACCACCATCCATGTTCATGCAAGATGTCCACCCTTGATCAGTTGACATACCAGCAATATGATGAGGATGTCTTGATATTGTAACTTGAAGACCTTTTGATGCCTGTGTGGCACCTTTTCTTCTTGGATCATTTGTAAAAGCACTCATAACTTCAGGTGAAGCTTTTGTCTTGTTTAAAATCTTACCAATAGAAACATCACGACCATATTTGTCTTTTGCTGTGCCTTTTCTATAATCAGAGACAGAATAACCATGAGTTTTCAAATGATTTTCAACATCTGGATGCGGCCCTAGTTCAGGTTGACTTTCACTCTCTAATGGTATTGTAATTTTATGTTGACCAGGTGGAATCACATGTGAAGAAATATCTACAGCATTTGGATGTCCTTCAACATTCGCATTTGGAAATGCTTTAGTCCAACCATTCACAGTTTTCTTTTGTCTTGAGTTCAGACCTTCAGACAAAAGACTTACATTGTATCCGTATCCGTGACGGGATTCAAAAATAAAACTTTTAAAAGTTTTCATTATTTCTTACCTACGGGTGTTTGAGTTGTATTTGTTTTTTCTATTTCTTCACCATTCATTATTCTTGTAATCTTCTCTTGTCCACGAGTCCATGCCGCAACACCAATGATAGCTGCCATAGCAAGATGATAGAAACCGCCTTCTTTCAACGTGATAGGATTCCATTGCTGTTGTGAGAAATACATGAATGCTGCTGGAAAAATGATGAAGTCAAAAATACATACTGCAAAATATTGCCATGCAATCGCAGGTCTCCAATAAGATTTTAACCAACTTTCTTCGTTCATCTTAACCTCGCAAACTGCCAGTGCATACCATCACAACGGCGCTCATCTAGTGTGTTACCGTTACCGTTCCAATCACCGCCCCATACTGCACCAGTTTTCTTCCATGCATCAAGCACTTCAGGAAATTGTGCAAAGCGAGGAGTGTTATCACCTAATCCATTGTTAGCAGGGTCAAGATCAATCGCACATCCCCATGAGTGCATTGATAAGTTATTGCCACCACGCATCAATCGATAGTTATAACAACCAGCAAAGATTGATACACCCCAGTGATCAAGAGTTGCCTGCTTACCGCCTGCTGCATTGAGTAGATTGTTGAATGCTTCTTGGAAACCAACAAGACAGTTCTTGTTTACCTTAAACTGCGATACTGGTTTGCCAGCATATGTGATACGAAATGGCGGTTTGAAAGAAACAAGATATTCTGCTTCCCACTTTGCAGATGCTTGAGTTACATTCTTACCACGAGGATTACCATAGAATGAATCGCAGTCACGTTGTAATGGCCATGTTGTCATATCATTATCCTTATTGTTTTCCATAACGAGCAAATGTCATTGCACCTGTTCGTTCGTCTTGCAAAATGATTGGTTTGTTCTTTGTCTTAGGATGATTGGCATACTCACGAATATCATGATAGTAATCATCTTCTTCCAAGTATTTGCGCCAGTGTGTACCTTTGCGCTTTTGTTCTTTGATCTTATGGAATCTATCTGACGATACTTCAAACGTATCCCATTTACCAAATGTGCCGCGCTTTGCTCTCTTTATCATTGGCATCATCTGTGCAGGTCTACCTGGTTCACCTTGAGGACCAACACCAAGTCCTGCAATTTGACCTGAACCAGCAGTCATCTCTTCTTCAAGACCAACTGCTTTCTTAGCCAGTCCTACATAGTAAGGAATTTTTGCTGCTTTTTCACCTGCACCGATTGCAGAACCTATAGCGCGGCCAACAACAGGTAATTCAGGAGCAAAAGCAAGAGCAGCATATCCTGCAATATCACCTGCTGCCGCGGCTTGAGGATTTTTGATATCGTCTCTGGCAAGCTTTTCTTTTTCTTGTTCAAGTTCTTTATTATACGTTGTGCCTTTACCATATCCTAATGCACTAGCAGTGTTCTTAGCTGCATATTGAGCAGCGGCGCTTGCATACTTTGCTCCACCAAAAGTGGCAGTATCAGCAGCATTTCTTCCAAAAGCATAAACTGAATCCGCAGACGGAAGATAATCCATTAGACCTTCGTCAACTTGTTCTTTACGTACTACTTTATATCTCTTCATCTTTTCTCTTGACTGCCTCTTGACACGACACTACCATGGCTATGTCCACCATGAAATGAATACTTTTATTATAACTCTTGTAATCTTCTACCTACTATGATGTCTATTCCAATGTCTGATGAGTTCATATACTTTCCTTTGATTCCATTGATATGCTGGGGCATAAAATTCAGAAACAATAGAAACGTCTTTAGTATATGGAAGTCGTTATCATCAATCTTGTAAAACAGCATTCTCACAGCAGGTTCAACACCAAACACATTGGTAAGAACAATTATATGATTGAGTATCAATCTCTCTTTCAGTTCACCTGTACTCTTATATCTCTTGATAAGTCTCTTAACATACTTTAGTCTTTTGAAGTCTTCTTCGAATTCACTCATGATGCAATTTGGTTTATCATAAGACTTCATCGCATATAGCATAAAGTTGTCATCATTTAAGTTTTCAATCATTTTTTAACTTGGCTTGAATCCTCTTCATCATATTGACTTTAAGTTTTGCCTTATCATACTTCTTATCATCTATGTACTCACCTGCTTTCTTGGCAGCAGAGCCATGCATCTTGACATATTTCCAATTACGATCATAATCGTTCTTGAAGTCTTTAGCTTCTTTTATATAATTATTTGATTTATATGACTCGTATGAGTCTGAAGCATCTTGCTCTTCATCATAGTAAGAGTCATCACCATCTTCCATTTCACCTTCGATATCTCCCATGATGTCATCAAGTTCTTCTTGGTTGACTATTTCGCAGAAGATATCAAATCCACCTTTATCATTCATTGAGTATTCAAAGTAAACGAAATATGGTGATCCTGTCTTCGTGACAACATCACCATTATTTCTCATGCCTATTCTTTCACCAAACTGATTGATTTCGAAAATCTCATGACCAGAATCTCCAGCAAGAAAGTTTGTTGCAGGAAGACCGATATGAAATGGTGCAAGAACTTTACGTACCATTTCTAGAGCATGATAAGGTGTTGCATATGGTCTAGCAGTGATAGCCGTCAAATGAATATTGATGTTATCTCTAACAGGACCATTATCAACACCCACAAAGCCTTTCTCGGTCTGAGCATAAGGCATCATTTCTTCATTTAGTATTCTTCGAAATCTTAACATGTCATTATGCCTTTATATTAGGTGCCTGGGAAGTATCTATCGTCAGCAGAGTTATCAAGTGTGATTGAGCCCATTGAAACAAGAGTTTCATAGTTTACACGACCTGCACGACCACCGAGTGTTACTGCAAATGTTGCTGGAACAATGTTTGCGCCGCCTGCAATTACTGTAGGTGCAACATTGAATCCTGCACCACCATTTACAATAGTAATTGTGGCAATGGTATTCAGACGAGCATTTGATGAGAATGATTGTAATGTGTTCAATGAGTTTGCAATTGTATATCTAACATTTATTGTTCCATCGCCGCCACCAGAAATTGTCAAGAAACCAGCAGAGTTATATCCTTCGCCGCCATTTGTAATAGAAATAGAAGTTACAGGACCTGTGCCGATCTTTTGTGATACCCAACCAGCATGTGCTGGATGATGACCATCTGCTTGTGCTTGTGTGTTTGCTTGTTCTGTTGCAGAAACACCCCATACAGCACCATAGTACTTTGAGGTATTTGCTTTGTCGCCATTGATAGTAGAGTTTGATATTGAGTATGTGGTATTTGCATATACAGGTTTGTTATTACCTGATACGTAATCTATATTTCCCCAAAGTGACATTGGTTACTTCTCCTTGTTTTCTTTTGTAATGTTTATTTCTTTGTTGGCAGGACTTTTATCTTTTGGAGATAAATCAACGACATCAGATGGTTTTCCTGTGTCAGTCTTGCCTGTAGGCATCGTTTCTTCATCATAACGGCCTTTCATTCTTTGTTGACCAGCTTTTTGCCACGTTCTTTTGCTAGGTATTTTTTTCTGATAGAACACACTTCTTCTTCTTTTATGATATGTTCCACCAAGAACTTCATCAATTTGCTCTTCTTCTTTTACATGATAATACTGATTAGAGCTTTGTGGATCTTCGCCGTGTGTACCTTTATGATGAGCCGGATCAAATGGACCTGGTTTCCCAATGAGTTCATCAAGCTTTTGCCTGCGAATTTCTTTGATCATTTCGGCAAGTTGCTTTCTGTTCATGTGTATTACTTCTTCTCTCTACGAGCTTGAAGAACAGCAGCAATAGCAGCCTTACGGCGTTCTTCAGAACTTCTGCCGGCTAGTTGCTTGCTCTTAGATGCGCGAAAATCTCTGATTGCATCACCGATGTCGGTCTTGCCGGTAATTTCTTCACCTAAATCATCAACTTTCATACCAGTAACAGCTTTTTTATTAAGCAGGTTAGACCTTTCGCGCCAGCTATCGCTTTTTAGACCATGCTTTTCACGTTTTTCAATGTACTTTTTATTTTTTCTTTTATCTTCTTTTGCCTTGGAATCATAGTCTTCTTTTAGTCTATCCATCTCAGATTTTTGTTTTAATTTTTTACCAATTTTATGTGTTGGTTTCCATTTACCATCTTCTGGATCTTTTGAATATCCTTCTCTTTCAGATTTTGGTGGTTTATCACCCCAATTTTCATCAAATTGTTCTTCTTTTACATTACGTGGTAGAATTTTCTTTGGTTCCATATCAGGAATTTTTTTACGAGCAGAACGAACAGCATCTTCCATTTCCTTAGAACTCATACCTTTTTTATAAAGTGATGATGTAGCTCTTTCAATTCCTTTATTATATTTACTCAAGATAGCTCTTCTACCTGTCTCTGGCTTTCTGTAATATGTTCTATTGAATTCCTGAGCAGTATCAACATCTGAATCAGCCTTAGCGAGATAACCTGCATATGTTCCTGGAGATAGCTCATTAAGTTGTTCTTCTTTCATTGTGCTTGGTGAAACTGAAGAAGAGTTTTTACCAGTTCTTGTTACAACTGAATCACCTTGCTTTGCGATATTTTCAGCTCTACCCATGCCTGGAGCAAGATTATTTCTTTTACCTACAAGATTTACAGTCTGTACTTTGTCTTTTGCATAATCAGGTGTACCTGTTGCATAGTCTGGTTTCTTTATGCCAATAGATGATGGTGAGGTTACATCTGCTTCTGACTTATCTTGCTCTTCTAGCTTACCGGCAGCGGCAAGCTTCTTATGATGACCAGCACGAGCAAGTTCTAAATCTCTACCTGTAAACTCTGGTTTACCATCAAGACTAGCGAATTGTTGCTTTGTCATCTGAACTTTTTCATCAAGAAGAGCAGCGGTAATGTTCTGCTCAAGAATAGCAGTGTACTTTTCATGAAGCTCATGAGGTAGGTTATTGATAGACTGAATACCAAGTTCTTCGTTTAAGTTCTTGGTTACTGTGCGACGAATCTCATTTTCAAGCATGATCTTCTGTACTGATTCGATCAACGGATCTTTCTTATTAAGCATTGTTGTTATTCCTTTTTGGTTTATCTATATTTATTGAATTCTATTCTTCGCAATTCCATCTACGGAGTGCTCTGTTGATATCTGAATCTGGGTCTCTGGCTGTCTTAGCAGAAGTCAAACGCTTCTTCATGCCTTTCATACGGCGACAGAATGACAATCTGCGCTTCTTTCTTTTGCCTGTTGGTTTCTTTTCAGTTACTGCTGTCTGTAGTTTTGAACCAGGATTTTCACGGCGATATGCATTGACAGCAGCTTGACTTAGACCATCTGTCTTGTCTTTACGATTAACTTTCTGCCAGTCTTCATCAACTTCCATATGAGGTCTATACATACCAATACCAATTGGTTTTATGTCCATAATACCTTTATCGAAGGACTCTCTAAGCTTTCTGATAGATTTTGTTCCAGAATGTTCACAACCACAACCAGCTTCTTGAAGTCTTTCACATGCTTCTAATAGCTTTGTTAGTGCAGCTTCACCATACTTTTCAAAGAACTTTCTTTGTGTATTTTCTTTAAGTGCCCACTTACGAATTGATGGTGCAGCTTCTGCAAGTGTGCTACCAATCTGAGAGAATCCAGTAACAAGTGCTGGTGATGCTCTTAGTGAGAATGTAGGTCCAAGACCATCGTTCATAGATGCAAGATCAAATGCACCTTTTGGTAGACCAGCATCTTCTTGTGCTAACTTCTTTCTTTTTCTTGCATCTGGTACTTCTGCATTAGGTTCTTGACCAGGTGTCATTGTCTTGTAGATCATCGCTAGTGAGTTTGAACCAACTTCTCTATTAGAAGGAATTTTAATATAATCTTCAAAGTTCTCATTGATATCTTCATTGACTGGAACACAATTAGGCACCATACGGTACCCCTTCTTCTTCATACCTTCCATCTTGTATCCGTCCCAACAAGATCCTCTTTCTTCATTTACTGCTTTCCAACCACCACCTTTTGACTTATACCACTTTGATGCCCAACCGTTCGCATAGGCAGATGGATACACATCAAACTTTGATTTGGCCAATGACTTTGCTTTTGACCATAGTCCTGGATTAGTAGGGACATTTTTTTCTTCTAGATATCTCATTGTTTCTTCCTTAGTTAATTTGCCCTTACCAAAATTTGAAACATTGATAGGTTGACCTTTTCTTTCTGGATTTGGATCGTGTTTTCTTTTAGCTACAACAGCCGATGCTCTTTCTTTTTTCGAAAGCTGCGCTCTCTTCTTCTTTGACATACACTTTGGTTTTGGTTCACCTGGTTCTCTTGCACAAGGACCTATTGCTTCACCTTTACTATTAATTCTTTTCCAATCACCTTCTGGATGTGTTTTGCTGAACCACTTACGCAAGTCTTCACTAATGTTTCTTTGGAACTTACCGTTCTTTTGTGTGAAAATTTCTCTTTTACCACCAATGTTTCTACCGAACTGATTATTTCCATAATAAGACATACCGTAGCGTCTCGCTTGCATCAACTGTTCTGCTGGTGGTCTTAAATATGCTTTTGGTGATTCGACTGATCTGTCTGCTTGTGGACTCAATACTGTCTTTGGTGGTACAAACTTTGTGATACCTCTTTTCTGTGTCTCACTCTTTATCCACTGTTGACCTTCAGGAGTCTTTACTGGACCTTGAGCAAATTGAGATACCATGTTTCTTACACGATCAAAGTGACCGTCAAGCTTTTCTTTTTCTTCTGGTGTTGCTTTGTTATAGTCTGCTGTATTATCAATCGTCGTAAATTTATTATCACCAAAAAGCTTTCTGAAAGTTTCTTTATTTTCTTGAGCGGCACTCCACTTCCATTGACGAATGTCTTTTGAACCATCTGGTATACCACTCTTGTCTGTGCCGTCAGGTACTTTTCTCTCACCTTTTTTACCTCTAGCTCTATTTCTTAGCTTTGAGACTTCATTGGATGTGTCTACGAAAACCATCATTGTTTCATAGCCAAGACCTTCAAGTCTGTCTTTGATTGACTGTATATGATCTACGCTTTCTGCTGTACCATTGATGATGTGTCCTTGACGACCGGCAAGTGTAGATCGTTCAGTTGCTTTTCTGATCTCTCTGGCTCTACCTAAAAGCTTTTCTCTTTCATATTTTTCAGATTCAGGCATCTCAAAATCAAGACCGCCTCTTCTCATCAAGTGTTCTAGTGCTTTATCAGAATTAATTTCTCTTAGACCATGACCTGTTAGTGATCTCTTCATAACAAAGTCTTTACCTGAACCTGGTCCACCAGCAAGAAACACAGCTTTCAACTTTGCGGGATCATTGATACCTTCAGCAAGTTGTTTGCCTTTATATTCTTCTTCCTCTTCATCATCCATCCAATCACGAAGTTGACCTTGCCACAAATTGTTGGTATGATTAGACTTCATTTTCTCGGTATCAGCAATATTTTGTATTAAATAATGTGAAGTCACTGTTGGTGAAGAATCACCGGTCACATATCCCATACCTCTGATTTCACCACCAGATGCATGATTGGCAGCGTGATCTTCTATCACATAACTCTTACTGAACATAGAAGGATTGGCTCTAGCAAACCAGCGCATGATCTTACCTGCTTCAGCGTTTGCTTCGTTTTCGATATCTGAACCTGTCTCACCTTCTTTGGCTATATCTTTTCCTAAACGACCATCTTCATTCTGCTTGTGGTGTACAAGTTCGTGAGCAACAGAACGGAATATATCCATTGGATGCCTGTTCATTGTGCAGATAGAGAGTTCATTTGAGACAGGACTATATGCAGCAAACGAGTTGTAATCGTCGCTTTCATCTTTATATCTGATGTTTGGGAGAGACTTTAGACCTAGCTTATCTGAAGCAAAAGAAACAAAAGAATCAAGCATGGGTGCTAGTTCTTTTCTTGTAACTTCTTCATTTAGAAGAGTTTTTTGACGGCCAGACTGTTTGACCTGTTCATATATTGATTTTAAATTTTTCATTTTCCCTCTATAGGAATATACAATTCTTATAGAGTATTTAGTATTTTACTGTTCTGATTCCATGGCTTTGTGCCAGTAACTATCTACTATTCTCTTACATTCATCGTCATCATAACTCTCAGGTACTTTTACACCTTTCAGCTTGAACCAAATGACATTTGCTATTTCACGATAAAAATTCATTTATAAAGTCTTTCTCTAGCTGCTCTTCTAACAACTCTTTTGATGCTTTCCATTATAGGTTTAGATTCAACACCATTGTAGTATTTTGATACTCTCATAAGCTCTAATATAGGTAGATTAACAACGATAGCAGATGTCTCTGCATTCTTATCTTTATTATAGTCAGCCAACCAACGATGATGACCATCAAGAATGTACCCATCATTTGATACTATGATAGGTTTGATAGAAGCTTTATTGTTTATCATCTCTGCTACCTTGTCTTTGTCGAACTCCATCTGTGTAGACTTCAACTCTTTTGTTGGTAGTTTCTGTTTCACATGATTGATATTCTTATCAGAGAGATACTTAAGATATTCATCTATCTTATGACTGTCTATTTGAGGCATTAGATTTCTGCTAAACGTCATGCCGATCTTAGGCACTTCTATTTGTTCTTTGGTATATTTCATTTGTCTATTATCTTCTTGGCTTGAATGAACAGATTTTGTAAATCAAATATCTTTTTGATATCATCTTTGTTTGATTTGTAGAATGTCATGACAATTTTCTTTTCAACTTCTCTTTTGCGTCTTGTATCACTTCTCTTTGATGATATGATTGACTTGTTCATCATGCTTTCTACATGTGATATGAGTCCTGCAACAGAACCTTTTGTGTTTTGTGTCACACCGTGTGATCTTTTCCAATCTCTGATATGATTTCTGTACGTTTCGTTTGTAGAAATCATGTTCAATGTTCTTGATGATATGGTCTTGAAAAGTGCGTTCGCTTGTGATGTAATTTCAGTCAATTTTTTTCTTTCTTCATTACTCATTTTAGACATGAAACCATCAGAGTGATTAGCAGCACCATCAATATAAGACTGTAGAATGGATAAGGACCTTCTTGTTCCTGCCAATCCGCCATTGATTACCTCGTCTTCGATGTTCTCTATTTTTATTTTTCTATCTGACATCACACACGAAATCCTATTTTCTGTCTTGCTCTTTTTACAGAATTGCTAGTAGAAAAAACAACTCTGCTTAACACTTTTCTTTTTTCTCTTCTGTCTTCTGCATTCTCAACAAGTTTCCATTCCATATCACCTGTCAGAGATACTCTAAATCTAACATAATAGACTTTAGTTTTGATTGCATCGGCAAAGATGTCTGTGAAGTTCAAAGCTTCTGCTGATAATCTTACCAGCGTTTCTTCACATCTCTGTCTGACTTCTTCTGAGTATTCAGCATTTTTCAACCATGAAAAATAAGAATCATACCCATTTTCTCTGAGCCACATTGCAGCTTCAATTGGACCTTGGTTCATTGAAGCTCGTTGAATGATCTTAAGAACTTTATATTGTGGTGTTCTACCCCATTTTCTGAAATAGAAATTTTGATCTGTCATGCCATTCTTTTCTATCGCATCAACTAGATCATCTGGTTTTTCTATGTTTGTGATTGTACCTGATTGCGTTGATATCTTATATTCAGAACTTGCATCTGTGATCTTATAATCAACAAGTGCTTCATCTGAAGTGCCTGCAACTCTTACAGTGGCAGAGCTGGCATCAATAGGCAAAAGACCTCTGTTCACAACAGCCAGAGGTCCAAGAACTTCTGCAAAGTCATTATTGATAGACGATATCGGTAGTGTTTGTCCTACGTATTTGAGAGTATTCTTCACTTTTGCTTTTGTCTCTTGTGAAGGATTTACAGCTTCTTCAGCAAGTACAAGCAATACTTCTTTCTGCATATCACTTAGTTTGTTTGTTGTGTTTATTGCGGTAACAACAGAAGTGTAGTAAGAACCAAATGATATATTCTTATCGACTATCTTGGTTATGTTTGAACCAAAAAAGTTTGATTTCAAACTTATACCACCGCCAGCACGATCTGGCTTAAGCATGATTTTTGTACCACCAACAGCAACATAACCTGTCGTTTTATCTGGTACGTATTTTGCACCATATGACTTTAGATTTTCAGCAAGTTCAATAAGTACCTGTCTCTTATCTGATCTTGATTTTGTTGAGCCATAAAGAATGATTGAACTAGAACTGACAATATCGTAGCCAATAACACCAATTGCCTTGATGTTAGCACGAAACTTCTGATCTGTCATTTTTGGTATGATTTGATTTATATTAGCCATTCAAGTATTTATCTCTTCCTCACGTTCCCATTTACCAATAGGACATGATGAAGAAGGAAATCTTACTTTTGCTGTCATGAAACAACCACACTTATTGCACTGCATAACACTCTTTCTGAGATGTTCACATTCGTTGCATATTGTAAGTCTTGTTTCTGACATCTCATTATTCTTTTTCAATATATCAATTAAGCTCATTTCATTTTCCTGTAATAAAAAAGGGCGCCGAAGCGCCCCAGTATATATTTGATTTATGATTAAGCTTTTTTACCAAGAGTTGCCTTAATCATCCAGTTCAACTTTTCATGTGCTGTTATACGATCTTGTAGATAGTTAGAAAGACCAAACTTCTTCTGACTTTCAGCCATATTGTATGCTTCAACTACAGTGTTCATTAAATTTTCATTACACACTTGTAGATTTGATAACATCTTGTCTGCTGTAGGAATCTTCTCATCTTCCATGATAACAGACAACTCTTTCATCCTACCAAGAGTTGCAGGAGCAAATGCATCTAGCTGACGAATATGTTCTGCTAAAGGATCAACTGCACCTTCGTAGTCTTCATAAATGGTCGCAAAGAACTCGTGTAGCTGTGGAAAATCAGAACCTATGACGTTCCAGTGATAGCTCTGTGCTTTAAGCTTTGCTGCGAAAGTTGATGCTAAAACAACTTTCATCTTCTCTACTAGTTCATCCATTTACTTCTCCTAATATTCATCTATATTTAGATGGCGGAAGGTGAGGGATTCGAACCCTCGGACCGTTTTACCGGTCGCCTCGTTAGCAGTGAGGTGCCTTCGGCCTCTCGGCCAACCTTCCTTATTCACAAATAACCTTAATCTTTCTTACATAACGATCCCTATATGGATCCCAAATACGAACGCGCTTCTCATAGCAATATGGTTCAGGATCAACGTAGATATACTGACGCTCTACGACACGCTCACGATGGCGATGACCACCAATCGCTTCACCAATGATAAGTCCGCCTAATGCACCACCAAGAACACCGATAATAACTTCTTCTGAGTTATCTGCATTTGCTACTGGAATGGTTGCTGCAATCATAGCAATTGAAAGAACGGCTGCAATTAAAGTCTTCATTTGTTTATTCCTTTATTCTACTATCTCTATATATGTATTATACTTACCATACTCATTTACGATGTGATACAGCCAGCGCGCATTCTGAGGACTAAGACGAACACAACCGTGTGATGCTGGATTACCAAGCTTCTTTACTTCTGTTGTTGCGTGAATTGCATAACCACCGTGAAAGAAGATAGAGTGAGGCATCGGCGCATTATCATACTTACGTGAGTAGTGCATCTTCTTTACAAGATACGGTTGATACACACCAGTAGGAGTGCGATAGCCCTTACGACCAGTAGAAACGTCCCACTCAAAATAATCAGTAGGAGTTTCTACATACATCTTCTGTTCTGACTTATCAATTCGAATAATCACTTGATGTTCACCAAGAGGTTCTGCACCAGCCTTAGCACCTGTAGCCAGCATAAAAATTGCAGCAGCCATCACAGCCAACATAACAAAAAACTTATTCATTTATCCTACCTTCGCTTGCGGTAAATGTTGAATTGCATCTTTGAAACGGTCAGCACAGTATGATGCTGCCCAAGCATTTGGCTTCACTAACGGTACCACATTACACATACCACGAATGTAACCAACAGCTTCATTTATAACACAAGATGATCCGTGTTTCAAGTCAGGATTAATGTCCAGATGAATTTCAAAGTCACGATCACCAATAGCTTCTTCAAGATCCAGATAAAGCTGTGCAGTCTTCATTACTTCATTCATGAGACGCATACGTGGTTTGTCTTTCTGCTGGTCATAGTCACGCTCACGTACAACAGAACCAAATACCTTACAACCATTTTTACCATTCTTATGAACAACAACAACGTTGATGTAGTCGGCATGCCAAACACCATCAATCTGAAAGCGTTCAGAGTCGCCACCAAGATATATCTTTGTTTCGGGAGTTTGTTCAAGAATGAATGCACGAACTTCGTCTAAGTTCATATTTTTTCTGATCATTGTTAAGTTCCTATATTTGGTGCGAGTAGAGGGACTTGAACCCCCACGCCGAAGCACTAGTTCCTAAGACTAGCGTGTCTGCCATTTCACCATACTCGCATTAATGGTGCTTCTTCAAGGAATCGAACCTTGTCATGTCGGTGTGTAAAACCGATGCCTTCCCATTTGGCGAAAGAAGCTTAAACTGGTGACCCGTTAGCAGCCGAACATATTGACCCGTTGGATAGAGTAATATGTGTCACTTACCCAGCCCCCATACGGTGAGCCGACTTCTATACCGCTACGGGTCAAGAGCGGTTTCTAAATTACATTCCAGCAGTTAGAGATGTGATTGTTTCATTTGCCCACAGCCAAAATGCTGTACCAGCAGCGATGACTGCGCTAATACCCTTCTTTACGTCCCAGCCATTCTTCCATGTCTCCCAGATAACCCAAGCGACAACTGCGACAAGAAGCAAAACTACGATTGTATTAAGCATATTATTACCTCATTCAGACCTTGATTGGTCATTGTTATTTAGATATTACACCATGCATTAACAAAATCAGTAAGTTCTTTCCATTGAGCTTCATCAAACATGAGCATATTTTTCTCACGATTCCATTTTTTGGTTATCGGCTTATTGCCATACTTAGCGACCATTGAGTAGACACGTGGTAAGATCACAAAAATGAATGTATGATCTTCATGTCGTTTCGACTCGACCTTTTCATATGGTATGCCAGCAATATATGCTCTAGCTAGATGCGTTGCTCTTGCTTCAAAACGAACAACCGTTTTACGGTGATGTTCTAAATTCCATCTTCTAGAATGGAGTTTTTGAAGCTCAGGGTGGTTCTTGTGCATTTCAGATTCCCAAACAGAAACAGATGGTGATAACTGATGCTTCTGTTTGTACCACTTAATTTGCTTAGTGAACTTTTGTTCTTCCTTGCGAATGATAGCAGGCTCAAGTGCAAGGTGTTTTGACTTAATCTTTAGTTCTACGCTCATTTGATTTTTCCTTTGTTAGAGTTATTGTAGTGCATCTAACAAGAAAAGTCAAGGTGGCTTTTGTTTAACCTAGAAGAAGTGTTCCTTCATTGTGTTACTCCTTTGTAAATGGTGACGCTAGTAGGACTCAAACCCACATTAGCCGTTTTAGAGACGGTTGCATAATCACTCTGCCATAGCGTCATAAATTTGGAGCGGGTAGAGAGAATCGAACTCTCACTTCCACCATGGCAAGGTGGTTCGCTACCACTACAACATACCCGCATTTAATAAGGTGAGGTGGGACTCGGGTACACCCACAAGACACGGCACAGATACCTGCAATCGCGTCAGCCTAGATTTCCTTGGTAAGGAACTATACATCTTCGGATCTCTCCGCTCATGCACGGGCACCACACCATCTAGCCAAGTTAGTCAGTCTTTGCATCCGACCATTTCCTTGCACTCGGCCAACTCCCGTCGGAGTCAGCATTCTATTTATTTGGTGCGTCATGGTAGAATCGAACTACCTTTTCCGGCTTATGAGACCAGCGGGATGCCCATCACCCCCCAAGACGCAAAATGAATAGCGAGTATTTCTACTCAGGTGTGGTAAGCCCTTCACTCCCCGACTTCAGGAGCCCACTGCCTAGATCGATTGCGCTGTGCTATTCATCTAATGGTGCTGCCTCTCTGAATCGAACAGAGTCCCCACGCTCTTCAGGCGTATGTACGCACCAGCTATACCAAGGCAGCAGTTATTCTTTAGTCTTCCAGTATTCTGTCTCGTTGTATTCTTTCCACTTGAGACAGAATGCTTTACATAACTCTTTATCATGCTCTAAAAGCATTTTAGCAAACTCGTTTGGACCGTCTATACCGACAAGACCATGCAGATCATAGATGAAGTCCATTGTGAATTCATCTTCTTTGAAGCCTTCTTCAGGCCAAAAGAAGCTAGTCACGAAGCAACTGAGGAGCTGATTCCGTCAAGTTCTTCTTTTCGTATTCTGCAAGTTTAGCAGAGTATTGTTCGTTTGTCAACCCATGCCAACCAATACACTTACCATTTGGGCTACGACCACAACCACATTCTTTATTACTCATTTGCTTCTCCTATTATGGCGGAAGGTGTAGGATTCGAACCCACGGAACCTTTCAGTCCTCTCGCTTTCAAGGCGAGTGCAATAGACCACTCTACCAACCTTCCAAATTCGATGCGATTTCTTAAAGTGGTTACGCCCTCCACTATTGTGTTAACGAGAGTTTCCAGTCAATTACAGTCTACTCACAACCCTCTAGCTCACATATTATATATTCATACATGAGATGTCAAGACAATTCTACTTTCTTAGAATTTGAACTTGAACGACACAGATACCACCACAACCAATCTTTCTTGCTGCGGCTCTTGATAGATCAAGATGTCTGCCCTTTATAAAAGGACCTCTGTCATTTATTCTAACAATGACTGATCTTCCCTTGTGTGTTACTCTCAGTTTAGTACCAAATGGTAGTGTCTTATGTGCTGCTGTTAATGCATTTGGATTAAACTTTTCTCCACTAGCAGTAATCTTACTTCTGCTGCATTCGCCAGGTTTAACACAGTCATACCATGATGCTTTCATGGTGGTCTTCTTTGCTGCCTCTGCCGTAATTGACAGTGCAAAGGTAGTAAACAAAATCAATATAAAAGCTGTAAATACTTTTTTCATAACATTTTCCTTATGAATGGAGAGCCTGCTTTTTTGGCTCAGGTTGAAATGACATTAAGCTGTATTGTATACCTTTCTCTTTCCGATGTTAACAATAGTTCTATTTAGTGTATCAGAATTGAGAGATAATAAATACTTTTATACTCATTTCAGGATAGAAACATGATCACACTTAAGCAATTCAGACGAAAGCCAATCAACAACGATCCGCGCGGTACACCAGTTCTCATTCAACATGGTATGCACTCTCTTGATGTTAAGCCAACACCTGAAGAAATTGCTGAAATCAAAAAGCAGTCACAATCAAAACCGGCTTCACAGAAAAAAAAAGTAAATGAAGCATACGCGGCACCAGATTGGAATCCTGAATATAACTTCAACAAAGATATGTATAGCGCAGAACCAGGTTTGGGTCATGCGTATCAGTTTGGTATGGCAAGAGAAATTGCAAGATTACCTGATCTATATGGCGCAAAACGTGAAATCAACGAAAGATTTAAACTTGAAAATCAACATATTTCACCAAACGTGAATCCTGCGTATCATGGTAGTTTTCATTATGAAGATCAAGAAAAAAACTTACTAAAAGAGTATGGACAGACAAAACAAAGTCTTCATCCTGAGATAGCCAGATATACAGAAGACAGTAGTTATCTGAACAGAAATCTTTGGGAGAATTTTTTAAACACCGGCAGTGATTATGAAGATAACAGTCTTGGTGAACACAATCTAAAAAGTCTAGATGAAGCTCTACAATCTAGACAATTGCCAACAAAGCTTACTGTATTTGCAGGAGTTAAATACAATCCTGGTTTAGAAGCGGCAAAGAACGCTTACAATAGACTTTATCATCCAGGTTATACATCATCATCTATTGAGCCTGGCACAGGATTAGAATTTTCTGCTAGAGTAAAAAGAGGTAGAGTAAAAGAAGATAATTTTGGTGATGATCCTGGTGATAGACATATTTTGAAAATACATCTACCAGCAGGACATCCAGGTGAGTTTATCGGAACAAGATCACATTTTGATCATGAGAAAGAGTTCCTCATACCAAGACAGACCACATTTCAAATCATGCCTCATCCAACAATCGTAAGAGCAAACAGAGGCAAATTTGGTCCAAGGTTAGGTATAGATCATATTCACTTATGGGACGCTCATCCTGTTCTTAATCCAAATCAATTAGAATTGCCATTTGGAACAAGACGCCGATAACCATAATGGGCAATCTGGTAATCATAGTGTAGTTCCCAGAAGTTAGCATACAGATCATGTAGATTGCGATCTGTTACACTACTCTTAAAGTTACCGTAGTCGATGTTTAGAATCCTTTGCTTGACAATATCAGCAAAGGATTCTTTATTAATGAAACAACGAAACTTGTAATCTGTGCCCTGATCCTGCTGAATAGGCACATTCAGAAACTCTAGATGCTCACGCTTTCTAGCACGAACACGAAGCATACTCTTGTCATTCCAATCTTCAACTGCACTCACAAAACCATCATTAAAACAAATCCACATTATATAAGGTCAACCTCCATAAGATTTAATTAAATTGTTCTTTCTCTGCATGAACGTCTTGTGCAAGCTCTGCCAATTCTGTAAGCCAGAGTTCTTGAATAAGCCATGAACGTGTTCATCATCCATGTTACGTACAGCATCAAGCCCCTTTTGTTCTGCATCAGGGTGGGCGTCAAATACTTTATTAAATACTTTACCTGATTCTTTATTACCATCTCTGAATGTTTCTTTTTCTGAGATGTCTGCACTGTAGTCTTTTGGACCACCCTGCGCTCTATAATGAAATGAGCCTCCAGGATCAACATTGTAAATCTTGCCAGTCTTTGGGTGAATTTGCATATTACCTTCACCATAATCAAGACCTGTACCAGTGATGTCCCAATTCTTTGTAAGCACAGCAGCATGATACATCTTACCGACATGTTCTGCTTGCTCAGGTGAAAGCTTGTTGAAGTCTTTATGACCCATTGGCTTCAGACCTTCTTGCCACTTTGTAACAACAGATGGCTTGCCGTCGATGACTTCGTGCTTAGGATCAAGTGTATTGATACCCATGTGATGATAGATAGCACTCGTTAATGCTTCGACTTTGGCATGTTCGCCGTCTTTGTAGTGCTTGACATAGAACTGATTGCCCTGTTCGTCAGTGGCTTTACCGCCCTTGTTAGAGCCGCCCTGAGTACCATAATCTACATTGTATGCTTCAGTCATAAACTGTTTGAATGTTTTCATGTGAAATATCTCCTTTGAGAGTATTTAGTATGGAGCATCTGACAGGATTCGAACCTGTATCGGACATTTCTGTCCACGTCCAGTTACCTTACTCTCCGTTCGTAGCGGAGGGGGCTACAGATGCATTGATACCATATCTCTTAGCAACAGTACTAACAATGCTACTAAACTTTGAAGGATACAGAATATTGATTTCTGATTGATATGTGATGTTGTCTATTAGAATGTTCTCTATTGCGGCATCAAGTTCTTCTACAGTTGTATCTGACTTGATTAGAATTTCATTTGCTAGACCAGAAGAACACTCAACGATACTGATAATCATTTCCTTACTCATTATGACGAAATTATAACACAAAAATGAAAGAATGTCAAGACTTCTGAGGATGACCCATTATGACTTTCTCATGAGAATGTGAGCCAATTTTTCTTCTATATCGTTCTTTATCTACGATACGAACTTTCTTTCCAAGAAGTTTCTCTGCTTCACTAGATGGAACGACAGGAGTTCCAATTTTTCGCATGATTGCTTCAGGTGCACCAGAGACTTCAGCCCATGATCTTTTCATCTTGTTATCTTCAGCAGCGGTCTTCATGAAATCGAGTTTGCCACGTTTGGTACCATCTGTACCAACTGCGATTGACTTTCTACCAAGTTGTTTCTTGTAAAGTGTTACCGCTGAAACTTTACCTTTTCTCACAACAACCTTCATTGCAGAGTTTGAGATATCATTATGTATCGACTTGGATTCATCTTCAGAACCAGATGGTATACCAGAATATCCACCGATACCTGAATATGAATTTCTGAGAATGTCATGAATATCGTTTCGATACTGTTCTCTGTACTTCTCGTGTTCTGGATTGAGTCCAATTGAAAGTACGTGTTCTGTCATGAATTGTGAGAATGAAAGCATAAGATAAACTCCTTTGATTTATTTATGCTCTTTCAAATGTTTGGAGGGGTAAACAGGAATTGAACCTGTATTTGCGGATTTGCAGTCCGCTGCATAAGCCATTCTGCCATTACCCCAATTTATAAATATTTATCAGAAAGGAAATTACATGCTCACATTCATGCAATTCGTACAGCTTCAAGAAGGTAAACTGAATTACACTAGAGTTAATTTGATAGATCATATCAAATCGAAAGGTTGGATTTCGGCAGGCAATAGCGGTGGAAATTCACCTCATGAAAAATTTATACATCCTGAATCCAAAATGCATTTATCGATACCAAGAAGCAGAACATTATCACCGGGTGTGATAAGCAGAACGCTCAAAGATGCTGTGAGACACGAAAAGGATGAAAACTTCAGAAAGGCTGCTTGATTGGCTGCTCATCATGGATTCGAACCACAATACCCTGAGTCAGAGTCAGGAGTCCTACCGTTAGACGAATGAGCAACAAATGGTACTGCCTAGTGGAATCGAACCACCGTATTGCGTTCCACAGACGCACGTTCTACCATTGAACTAAGACAGCATAATAAGTTGGAAACGATAGGAATCGAACCTATCAATACTCGCTTTCGCTATACAGTTATCGGCCGATTCCGTATAGTTACTCACTTTCTACAGCCACTTCCAGCAGCTTGCTGATGCCTTTCGCATTCGTTTCCATAAATTGGTTGCGGGAGTGGGATTCGAACCGCACGATCTGCTGGTTATGAGCCAACCGAGATGACCGCTTCTCTATCCCGCAATATTAGCACTGCCAAGGGAATCGAACCCTTTACCTAGGACACTCCCGCTTGAAGGCAGGAAGGTGTATCCAACACACTCCAGCAGTATCAAATTGGCAGCGCATAAGGGAATTGAACCCTTCTCCCCGGATTGAAAGCCCAGTATTCTGACCACTAAACTAATGCGCCTTGAATTGGAGGACTGGGTGGGACTCGAACCCACGGTGTTTGCATAGCGGATTAAAAGCCCGCGCCGTTCGCCACTACGGTAACCAGTCCGTTTGTTGTAGTGCAGCTACTTCTATGGGCTATATGCTATGCAAGCACGAATTGGCTGGAAGACTAGGGATCGAACCTAGATTCGTGGTTTCAAAGACCACCGTCCTACCGTTAGACGATCTTCCAATAAACTAAATATCCTTGTCAATCACTCACATAATGGAGTATACTATGGATATGTATCTAAGTCAAATCATTTATTTGCCCTTTTCTTGGGACACAACTGAAACTGTGCCTTGTCGTGGGCAAATTTTAGACATTCATCATTATCAAGCTTTATATTCTTTGCTTGGCACCCGTTGGGGTGGCGATGGGCAAAGTACATTCGCAATGCCTGACTTGCGCCCGTGGAATGATGTAGGCCCAGACTATGGTCATCGCACTCGTCGTGAGTGGCACGAAGATGAACTTGTACCACATATGGCAATGAACGGGCTTTATCCTTCACACGGATAATTGGTTGGCACAGAAGGTAACGATCCTTCCACCCCTGTCTTATCAGGACAGTGCTCTACCTCTGAGCTATGCGCCAATGATTCGTTACACCTTACAGGTTTAGCCCTTTCGCGAACAGAGTCAGCAATCCTGTATTCGTAAGCTTTCCCTCATGTTGGGCTTACTAGGTCTCCCCTGACTTATCTAGAAAGTCGGGTAACTTTTATGTGGCGGCAATATTAACGACCTTTGCTCTTATAATCGGGACGGTCATGCGAGTGCCACAAAATTTGGTGGGCAGGTGCGGTTACGATCCACTCCCTTAAGGATGGGTTTTACAGACCCACTGCTAGAACCACTAGCTTTACCTACCCGTTATATGGTGCCGCATGAGAGAATCGAACTCCCATCAGAGGATTACAAAGCCCCTGTACTGCCATTGTACTAATGCGGCGTTATTAAGTGTCGGCCTCACAGTTATTCGGCCGACTGTCTGACATTCATGACGGATGTTAATGCGTAGTCAGATCATTGTTGGTGGAATGCTAGGGAATCGAACCCTATCGTCCGCCGTGCAAAGGCGGCATGCTCCCGTTATCATCAGCACCCCGTTATTGGCACCAGTGCAAGGATTCGAACCCTGACAAGAGGTTTTGGAGACCGCTGTGCTACCGTTACACTACACTGATTAGAATTAGTTGGAGTTTTTTAGAGAGTTCCCCATCCTCTATGCGTGACGATCACTCGTGTTACGGAGCCACATATCACGAATTGGCGAGGGTTCCTAAAGGAGTATACCCACAACTTATCAATGGTCTGCGAGGAAGGATTCGAACCTTCGATCCCCTGACTCCAAATCAGGTAGGGACGGCCAGACTCCCCTACACGCAGTTGAATTGTGAATACCGTATGACTGACAGGATTTGTCTCCCTTTGTTTAGAGTCGTTATCTGCACGGTAATCAAGACAGAACGACTTTAGAATTTTCTACCTTTATTATAACCCAACTCAAGCCAAGAGTCAAGTTTTTCTTTCTTGATTTTTCTATTCTCTATTCCGTTTGTGATCCAACAAGTGCCATATTGCGAAGTTTCTTTGCCTTTCTTTAGGGACATTGCTTCACTGATCTTTTGCTTGTGATCTTCGGAAAGATTTTTGTTTTTCCATGTGTCATATTTCACAAGTCCGGCATCATGACGATCTTTCAACATCTTAGATATATGAGGATTCTTACGACCTCTGAGACTTTTGGCAATCTTCTGCCCAATGACTGAATGATCTTTGCCGAGATTGTTTAGACCTGTTTTGTTGAGATAACCCCAACCGCCTTTACCACCTTCACAAAGATTGTAGTTGATTTCTGTATCAGGAACAACTAAGATACTTTCCAACAGATTCATATGATCTTCATCTTTACAGATGTGTAGTATCTCTTTATGAAAGTTATCTACACCATATTTTTTGATGGCATATTTCAGTAGTTTGCCTGATCCAAGATAATCATCATTCAAATCTTTTGTTTGATGTTTGCCGATATAGAACTTGCCGTTCACAAGATTGGTTGTTTTGTAGATAGTATAGAACATCAGGAAGCCTCAGGATACAATAGGGTTTACGATCTATTTAGTATCCTGAGGACTTCAATGCGACCTATGCGAGACTCAAACTCGCTACACCTCTTAGACAGAGAGGAGTGATATCCATTCACTAATAGGCCTTGAATTGGAGAACCAGGTGAGAATTGAACTCACGACACGCGGGTTAAGAGGCCGCTACTCTACCACTGAGTTACTGGTCCTTGAATTGGCTGGATAGCTTGGATTCGAACCAAGGTCATCCTCGTTAACAGCGAGGCGCTCTACCGCTGGAGCTACTATCCAATATTCTACTTTCGTCAGTAGTCACATCATCATATGAGATTCGAACTCATGCCTGCGGATTTCGGCCGCCGTGCTTCCCCTACACCAATGAATGACTTGTCGCTGGTGGCCACCTGCTAGTGACTACTGACGAAAGTAGAATGTGAGGCTGTGCTGAGTCACAGACCCTCACTGGATATTTCGCTACTCAGTGCGCCTTTGAGAAGAGCAAAGGTACTCATAGGAACTTAACAATGTCAATCAGCAGTAGTTACGTGCAAACATGCACGACAAAAAAACCTTTTACACCTTCGCTCTTCAGCTTGTTTATAAGCTGCTTCTTCGCTTCGGTATACGTGCCACGAATCCAGATTACGTCTTCCATAGACTTTGGATTTCGCGTTTCACTAAAAGCCCAACCGCCTATACCGCGGGGTTTGCGACCGTGAGCCAGTTCGAAGTCAGTCGTATCGAATTCGATCTTCAGCATTCAGCTTCTCCTCATCAGTTACAAAAAGAATATATCACACTGATTCGGTCTTTGCAAGCACTTTTTTAAAAGAAAAACCCCGAAACTTTCGCTTCGGGGTTTTAAAAACTAAGTCTTTACGATGACTTAACTACATAGAACCCCTCATCACACCTGCCCATGCTGGCTGGCGTGTCTCTTGATTAATCGTGAATGGGTAATAATGTTTCATTTTCGTCTTTCTTAAACTGTATTCTATTTATACAACATCCTAGCAGGATTTTATTAGGTTGTCAACTTTTTTTTGGTGCGAAAGGTGGGACTCGAACCCACAGAACTCGGTTTTTGAGACCGATACGTATACCTATTCCGTCACTCTCGCCCAGTATTGCCTGATTAGGCCTATGATAACAAGTGTAACAGCACCAATCATCAATGCACTATATGTGATAACACCAGTGTTACTCAACAGCATATCTACAATCCACATGAAACCTACCCATGTAACACAGAAACATCCTCTATCAAACCATTCGTTCATTATATATCCTCAAAGGTTGGTCGGCGTGCTTGGATTCGAACCAAGTCAAGAACACTCATCTAGTGCTAAAGGGATTATAAGGCCCTCCCGTGTACCAACACCCACGCCGTTATTTCTCTACGTATCGTTTTGTTTCATGACCACATTTAGAACAATGCAGCTTGCCGTCCCAGTCATCCCACAAAGAGGTTTCTTTATAGTGACCTTTTTCACAAGACTTACAGCGTTTGCCGTCCATGTCAATGTGTGTCATCATCAACTCCGCATTTGGTGCGCCCGCTCAGATTCGAACTGAGGATCGGACGGTTATGAGCCGTCAGCATTAACCGCTATGCTACAGGCGCGAATTGGTGCCCCTTGACAGATTCGAACTGTCCCTTGAGCGATTTTAAGTCGCTTGCCTCTACCGCTGGGCTAAAGGGGCGTATTGTTTAGTCCTTCATTGCGCCGAACATGAAGCCCTTGCGAGGATCACCCCACTCAGTCTCAGCACGAACACGAACATATCGTGCGCGAGTGTCGGCTGTATTAGGATTAGGCACAGTAACCCACGGGTTCTTACCCTTTAACCATGCCTTCTGCAAGAGTGTCCACTTATCAATAGCGGAACGTTCACGCTTGATAGCCTTTGACAGACTACGATTTGCTTCACGTTCACCCTTAGAGGTGTAAGCAGACTTAGACTTCGGTGCAGACATTTACTTTCTCCATTACAAAAATTGGCGACCACTGAGGGATTCGAACCCCCATTTTCAGCTCCAGTTACGTCTAGTCGGGTAGAAGCCGACCTCGGCTAAGTGGCCTTTTGAGTATTTATTTATACAAATTCGTCAACAGGAAAACCCCTGATATATAGACCATCAAGAAATTTCTGACCTATCATGTGAGCATCATCGCTATTCACGAAGAACTGTTCCCAGATACAATCGTCATCTTCGAAACAATATAGCATGAACCCTGCGCGGTTGTCAACCATTTCAAAACTTACATCATACGACTTAACCATTGTTTACATGCTCACCACAAAAATCATTCTTGTTCTTTTCAATAATCTTAGGATACCGAGTACACTTGCGATAGTTTATATGCCGATCATATTTGGCTTCCATAAGTTCAACTTCAAAACTAAGCATCATGAAGTCACCGAAGAACTTCTGCCAAAACGTCTTCTGTGACCAGATTTCATCAGCAGTCTTTGGCTTCTCAGCCTTAGGATATCTCTTGGCCCAGATACAGTTTTCACAACTAGAAGCAATCTTGCTCATGTCATTAACTCTCTCTTTTATGCACACATAATAGCATATCTGTTGCCATCGTCAAGAGAATTCTGCATCAAATATGTCATTGATATCAATGAGAGATTTTGTGGTCATAAATCTTGGTGTCCAACCATCAAACGCACCACCCTTGTTCAGAAATTGAGTGTATTCTGAAGCTTCATCTTCAAAGAAAAACGCTTTGATGATCTGATCCGTATGAGTTTCATATACAAGCCAAGAATAGTCATTGTCATCAAGTACAACTTCATAGTTCTTCATGTTTTCTCTCCTTAAACCTTGATACCTTTGAATTTGTCTCTCTTGTCGTTCGTCTTGTTAGGCATTTGAATTTGACCGCTGTCTGCAATATCATTTTGTGCAGAAGCTTCAGCATCATACAGTTTCATTTTAGGTCTATCTACACCAATGACAAATCTCTTGTTAGTTGTCGGATCATTGTATCGGTTCTTCAATTGCTTCACCATGATCTGACCTAAGTCTTCAAGTTGCTCAGTGCTGATCAACGCAAACATGAAATCGGCAGTCGCTGGCAGACCAAATGATTCCGATGTATCTTCAAGACCAACATCTGAATTTGAGTAGCCGCCTCTTGTAGTTTGTGTAGCAGATATAATTGGAACATCAAACTCGACTGCAAGACCTCTTAGTTCTTCTGCAATTGCTTTGATGAACGTATAAGAATTAACATTAGGTCCAGCTTTCATTCTAGCAGAGGAACAAATGTTAAGATAGTCGATATAGATGATATCAGGTTCGAAGCTCTTCTTCAATCTCAGTTCATTTAGCAGAGTTCTGAAATGCTGAGACGAAGCAGATGCAGTAGGATACTCTTTGATGATCAACTTACCATTGGTCTTGTTCTTGAGAGATGCAACCTTTCTCTCATACAAATCTTTTGGCATCTTCTCTAGATCGTCAACTGCTGTGTTAAGAAGATTTGCATCAATACGTTCTGCAATTCTTTCTTCTGCCATTTCCATTGTGATGTACAAAACATTCTTACCAATTGTTAGATTGGCAGCAGCAAAGTGACACATAGCAAGAGACTTACCGACACCAGTACCGGCAAGAATGATATTCAAAGTCTTCTTGGGCAAACCACCTTTGGTGATCTTGTTGAAGAACTCAAGATCAAACGGAATACGTTCTTCTACTCTATGATAGAAATCATATCGCTTTTCTACATCTTGGAAGAAATCATGACCGATATTTGGGTCAAATGAAACTGAGAGTGCTTCGGTCAATACATGAGGAATAGATCCTTTACCAAGTGTCTTGTTTTGTCCATTCATGATTTCAATGGATAACATCATTGCTTGATAGATTGCCTTCTCTTGACAGAACGTCTCTGTCTTATCAATCAGCCATTCTTCAGATGTCTCTTCTTTGGATTCGTCAAAGGAAGTTAAGGCACTCTTACATGCCTTAACTTCTTCTTCGGTAATCTTAACTAGAGAATTGATTTCAATTTCTAGAGCATCAGCAGTAGGTCGTTTGTTATACTTCAGAATGAAGTCATTGATCTGTTCAAAAAGAACCTTGTCTTCATTCGAAAAGTACTCACTCTTGAGAAATGGTATTACTTTGCGGCAATAGTTTTCATTCCTCAACAAACTCTTCAATATCGTCTTTTCCAGACTTAGCTGCGACATGCTCAGAAACCTCCAAAATCATATGGTTCAAAATCAATCCTGCAAACTCTTCAAACTTTTTGCTTCGTCTGAGATTAGTCTCTGTATGATTACCCATATCAAGTAGATCATATGAGAATTGCAGAACCGCACTATCGTTTTCCAGTTCCTTAACTGATACTTGTACGTATCGAAGTATAACGCCATTCCAAGGCTCAATCAAGATTTCAATAGGGACTGTATCATAGTCCTTCATATCATCACGGAACTTATAGTCTTGACCAATAATCATTCGTCTTCTCCATCTGCAACATTAGACTTACCATACAAGAATTCATTCTTACATGCTTCATCAATTCGATCAAGAATGTCCTTCGTAAAATACTTCTCAGGATCATTTAGAATAGCAGATTCAAATGCTTTTGTTCCATCTGGCAATTCATATCGTGTAGATACCTTCTTGATGATGTCAAACTTCTCAGCAAGATCAAGAAGACCATAATATGGATCAAGACCATCTGTATAGTCGAGTAGTGTCTCTACTTTCTTATTTTCAATAGTCAGTCGAGCCTTCTTTAGATTTGCGGTGATGATTGCACCAGTGATCTGATTATCCTTGTCCTTGTCTTTCTTCTTGGACAAGAACAGAATAGTAGATGCAGCATACTCAAGACCAGAACCACCACCCATCTTCTTTGTCGGCACATATGAACCAACAACATCGTAAACGTGATTGGTCACAATGAGAGGCACCTTAGCCTTACCAAGCTTCAAAGTGAGAACACGGAATGCACCACGCACCAACTGAGCACGGGTCATGTCTCGTGTGTCTTTACCATCTGCAATGTCTTGCATTTCTTTATCGGTTGAAAGATTACCAAGTGAGTCGAGAACAAACATCATTGGTGGACGATCTTTGCTTGTCTTGTCTTCAATGTACTTGTCGAGGATCTTTACTGCTTGGGTTCTGAACTCTTGGATAGTTGCGACTGGCACAACTGCAACTCGCTTTGTGTCAATGCCTCTATCTGTAAGCATTTGCTTAGATATAGCAGATTCGGATTCAAAGTAGAAGACGAATCCTGTTTCGTTTTCTCTGAGGAACTGTCTGACAATGTTGATTGCGTAAAAGGTCTTTCCTGTAGACGGTTCACCAGCGAGTGCTGTGACTTTGTTAGCAGGTAAACCCCCATAGATGCTACCAGATAGCAGAGCGTTAAGACTATAGCTGCCAGTGCCAATAAAACCAGTAACATCACCAGCTTCGACTCCTTCATCCGCGATGCCAGCGTATTCATTATCAATCTCCTTGAGTAAGGATGTAAACATATTTGACATATTGATTCTCCAATATTATGTTGATGTCACGATTCTCCGTGACGAGGTATTTAGCAGCGAACGATATCGTCTTCGCTGCATATCTCACCCATCTGAACTTCAATCGCAATGAGTGTTTCATTCAGGTGAGTATTAGCAATCTTATGAAGAGAAAGCTTTGGCACATGAAATGATTCACCCTTCTTCACAGTAAAGATGCTACCATCAACAATGACTTTACCTTCACCCTGCACAATTGTCCAGTGTTCTGAGCGATGCTTATGATACTGAAGTGAGATTGCTTGATCAGGTAAAATCTCAAGACGCTTGACCTTGTATCCCTGATCAACATCAAGTACCTGCCACTCACCCCACGGGCGTTTTACTGATTCAACATAAGGCATTTTGCGTTCTGCTGCAATCTTTTCCATTATTTTATCAAAGTCTTTGTCTTTATATTCTCTACATCCTGGATCACACTCTTTGTATAATCCACATGGGCATCCACCACCGTGATCATATTTTGCCATTATATCCACCTCAATTTAGGTTCACCTTTATATTCATTATTGAAAACAAACCATGCGAAGGCAAGCATCCCACCACCTCCATTAAATCCGACACGATTACCGAATACATACACATATTCTAAAACATTCAAAGAGAAAAGTCTATCTCGTCTTTCTTTGCCTTCAAGAAAACTTAGCTTGTTGAACATAGCAACTTTCTTCTCAGCCAAGTTTAAAGCATGAAGGGTGAACTTGGTTCCGATCTTGAAAGGGGGATTGGTAATGATGTTGTCAGTTTTTCTATGACTATACATAAAATCAAAGTGTGCATCACCATATCCTCGGTCAATCAGATCCGTTGCGTATATATGATTGTATCCGTAACGCTGCAATCTCTTACAGATGGCACCATCACCACATGCTGGTTCCCAAATCTCACCAGAAAACTTTTCGCGGTCCAGAAGGGCATCAATAGCCCAATCTGGAGTCGCGTAGAAGTCATCTTTCTTCCGGTTAGGATTGCCTGAACCAGCAAGTCTTGTAAATTGTTCCAAACTCATGAGAAGAAATCTTCAAGTGAACTGACATGTTCTGTTTTCCAATTGATACTGTCGAGAATGATTTTGAGAGGTTCAAGAAATGATTTCTCAAATTGTAAATCATAGTCTACATACTTCTCTATATCAAGCTCTTTTGGCACAATCGTAGGAAACGAAATGACATTAGACTGAATTGTGTTTGGTTCTTTAAGATAAAGAAACTTGATCTTTTCACCTTCCATGATCATCGGATAATTCTTGTCTAGTTTCTTGCGCTTGATCAGATCATTATACATCAATGAACCACGAACGTGAATAGGTGTGCCTTTACCAAAGATAGATTTAGCATCAGCGAACTTACCAAGTCCATTCACACCACGAGGAAATGCAATATCAGATATTGACTGTCGTCTAAACTCTTGTCGATAAGTTTCAATCATATCAATCATATCATCTTCGGACTTGTTCAGTACAATATCAATAGCTTCCCACATGATCTTGCGGCAGTATGCTGGCGTTGAAGACTTGATCATCTCAAGACCCATCACCTTTACCTTAGGCTTTGCATACTCAACACCTTCGTTGTTATAGACATTCATGATGTAACGCTTCTTGGCTGTCCAGATACCTTTGTCAGCAAGAGCTTCACGCTTCATTTGCATCTTTTGTTCGTAGGCATTAACATACTCAGCAAGCTCAGAGTAAGCTTTGTCAATAAACGGTTGAATGCGATCTTCACATACCTTGTCCATGAACTTGATGATTTTCTTTGTGTCAGCAGTTGGGTTCTGCTCAACAATAGTCTTGCTGACCAATTTATCAAGTGACAGATAAATGCTATCCGTATCTGATGCAATAACATAATCTTCTTTCTCCGTCTTGAGTAGCTTGTTCATATACTCATTTAGCTTATTCTCAATCCAGCGAATAGACAACTGACCTGCTGTAGTAATAGCAGACGCTTGTCTCACATCAAAGAAACGAAAGAACTCATTACCTAAAGCACCATAAGCTGAGTTCAGAGAGACCTTCTTCGCAAGTTGTAGATTATTATACCTTGCAATGCGTTTCTCAATGTCATATCGTTTTGTGGAGTCGGTTTCTTTTTCAAGTTCTTTCTTAGCTTCGATAGCTTTCTTTTTATATGCGCTACGGTCATTGTACATTGTTTCCATAAGCTCAGGTAAAAAACCATGTCGTTCTTTTGTGAAAAACTGACCATTCGGAGTCAGTGTTACATTAGCAGTCTTAAGCACACTAGTTTCAATCTTCTGCTCAAGAAGATTATCAACGTTTACTGTGTTTCGAGTGATAAACTCTCTTAGTGTTCCATCATAATGCACCGGCTCAATGATGGTGTCAGGGCTAATGTTCCACTGCATAATGAGATGAGGGTACAGAGAATTGAGATCGAAGCTTGCGACCCACTTATGCATACCAATGAGAGGGTTTTTAACAAATGCACCTTCATACATACTGTCTTTCTGATGTGTGGTGTTCTGAGGAATAACGATCTTCTTCTTTCGAAGATGATTGAAGATGATGATATCCCACATGCGAACCTGAGTGAACGCATCTTCATAATTTGTTTTGGAGTCATATGCCAAGGTCAAAACAAGTTCAATCAGCTTCAACTTGTCATCAAGCTTATCGATGAGTTCAACGTCACGAATGTTATACTCAATGAATAGCTGAAAATTGTCACGATATAGTGAGTGAAGATTACCATACTCTTCATATGAAAGCTTACGTTCACCCAATTCTACATTAGCAATCGCATCAAGTTTATATGACTCTTGCGACTTACCATTAGGAGCATAACGCTGATACAGATCAATATAGTCAAGAGATGCTATACCCAAAATAGAGTATGTCTTAAATTGACGACCTGGACCAAAGTTAACTTGTCTCTCGTTGATAACACCCCAAGGAGAAAGTCTCTTTGCAGTTGCTTCACCACACAGTTTCGTAATACGGTTTACAAGATATGGAATATCGAAGAACTTGATATTCCAACCAGTGATGATATCGGGATAATTCTTGTTATTAGACCAAACATCTAGAAACTTATAGATCAGATCAAATTCATCTCTACACTTCACATATGTAACGTCTTCGCGGTTGTTGATGAAATCACCGCAACCGAAAACGTGAAAGCCAAGTTTTGTCTTGATGGTAATAGCAGTGATTGGTTCATTAGCAACATCAGGTTCTGGAAAGCCGTTCTCACTGCCCACCTCAATATCGATGTTTGCTACGTTTATATCTGCAATGTCCCAATCGATATGTTCATCAAAGTTATCAGCAATGAACGAATATTCATAACGCTGATTACCGAAGATTTTAAAACCTTCTACACCCTCATATTGCTTGATGAAATCACGACAGTCACGAATGTTACCTGGCTTGATTTCAGAAACAAATTCACCATGAATAGTGTGAAACCCTGTATGGGTTTTTGAAGACACATACAGGGTTGGGTTATAATCGATTTTCTTTGTTATACGAAATCCGTTTTCGATGCCACGATACAGGATACGTGAGCCGTATACCTGCACATTAGTATAGAATGAATTTGTCATTATGCTCCAGGAAGAATGAGTTTACTCGAAGGTGCAATGATGCCACCAAAAATAGAATTGTACTGATTAAGGAAATCAGATACAGGGTTCATTATACAGAGAACATGTACCCTGTCAATCGTGAAGTCTTTATCTTCAGAGAATTCTGCCCATGGTGCAATACCAACATTTGGTGTGTTTGGATCGACCTTAGATGTGCCAAGTACCACAATGCGGACAGGATTCTTCATCACCAAATTGTCTCTGTCAAAGTGAAGAACTTCTGCCAGAATTTCATCACGATTAGTTAGCTTAATAAGTTTTACATTGCCTGCCATTATTCAATTTCTCCTACGTAATCAAAAACACCAACTGTTGTCCACTTCTCTGGGGTATATGTCATTCTAGATCCACTTTCGGTCTTATAGACATACTTGTTGTCATAATCCATAATTTTAGCAAGCTTCTCCCACTTGCCGTCATACTCACGTTGCTTCCATTGTGTTTCGAGAATATTCATAGTATCTCCTTAATTGAACTTAGTTCCACTCATCTTTTCTTCGGTAGTCACATACACCATACGTTCTTCATCATTAGTATAGTATACTGGGTTCATACCTGCTTGTCTATAGTCATCGCCCCATTTCAGTGCTGTGTGAAAGTTGCTATCGGGACCCATAATCTCTGCGGCTTGTTTTAGAATTTCTTCGGAAATAGTCTTGTATGTCATAGTTCTATTCCTTCTAGAGAGTTACCAAACTCCGTCTTCAATTAGGCCTGCTCTGCCTTCATTGATAAGATTATTTATACAGTTATCGCAGATGTTACCTGTATCATAAAATGGTCCGCGCTTAAGAGCGTACCGTTGCATATCGTATCGTGAACCGTAATGAGCAAGAATGTAGTGTGTGCCACTATGCAGATAGAGAGTTGCAGCACAACCATTTGCTTGCTCTGTTTCATCAAGATATGGCATAGCTTTATACTCAGTATTGCATGTGTTACACTTCATAATCAGTCCCACAGATTCTGATAGTATTTACCGAAGAGAATAAATCCGTTCTGCTTGCGCTTATGATAAGCATCAAACTTTTCTTTGTTGAACTTGCCGCGTTCACGCTCACGCTTTTCAGACCAACATAATTCTTCTTTTTCAACCACAGTGCCATCAGCTTTCAAAACACTGTAAGTACGAGGTTCAATCACTTCATCAGGAGCATAAGGATCATAGAAATTCTTATCGCTTTCATACTCATCAAGCTCCTGCTCAAAGCTCCAAATCATCTGGTCAATAACCCAAAGCCACTGAGATTGAAACTTTTTGTCCACCGCTTCAAGTTCTTCTTCAGTGGCATTCAAACTATGATCAAAACAACCATAATCAAAGACTGCTTTCTCTCTTTCAGAGAAACGAAGATGTTCAGGCAAATCTTCTTTATCTACAAAAGGACTGCCATGCTTGGTATCCCTAAGCTGCTTCAACATAGGAAGAGTGATATGTGCCAGCGTGTGATCCATTGACCAAGTGTCATAGTTATCAATGCGAACATTGATCTTACGCTTACGATTACTGACAAGCTTGTTGATTGTTGCATCTAAAACAGTCTGACACCAGCTTTCAAGCTTTTCAAGAAACTTGTCAAAACGAGTGGTGCTTTCTTCCCACTCATATCCATATTTCTTGTTCATATGCTTGTAATGGAAATCAGCAACGTAACGATTGCCTACATGTGGTCCAATATACACTTTCATTGTTCTACAATGTCCTTTAAAATTTGATATGTGTCTTGCCAGTCTCTTACCCAATGCGCGTGATCAGCTAATAGATAGATTGTATGATCGTTGCCACCCACTTCACACTTATCACCAAAGAACGTGAAGGGATATACATACTTTGCAATCTGAGACTTATCTTTGCCCTTCAAAAAGATATCAATACCAGTCTCACCACCAACTACACAATCGAGTCGTGGGAACATACTGTTCAGTCTCTGACATATAATTTTACGTTCGTTTGTAGCATTGTCCCATTCTATGTACTGATGTCTCTGCACTTTGTTTGCATTACGTCCTACTATAGAAAAGTTGACAGTGCCAATACGTTCTTCAATATGATTACCAGTACGAACAGAGAAGCCTGAAATCATTGCTTCATTTTCAAGTGCTTCTCTTTCTTGTTCAGTAAGCTTAAAGTGATACTGTTGAATTATCAGTCCTCTCTTGACCAAGAGATTACCAGAGCAATTGAAGATTCCTTCTACTGCATAGCAGATATCAGAACCCAATTGCTCTTCGGTTTTCTTGTAGTCTGAACCAGTAACAATGTAGACGGGATGTGTCCTACAGAAGTTTAGAAAGAATGATTCAAACTCAGAGTCGATCAGACCTCTAGACGGAGTAAGAGTCCCGTCTACATCAAAAACGTAGTTCATGAATTGCTACCAGACTTTCCTGTTGCAGTTCTGATTTGCTCAGGAGTGATTACCATACAAGTATAATATGTGCGGCCTGAGTTTGTGCCAACTTCAATCTGCTTTTGGTCTACGAGTTCACGACCAGCAGCATTGCATTCTTGCTCATTGTTGTATAAGGGAGAGTTAGGATAATGAACATCAGTGTAAACATCACCATTGTTCATTACAACATTCAAAACGATAAACCAAATCATGTCTATGCCTCATTATTTAAATTGGAGCGAGGTGCGGGACTCGAACCCGCTTCTACAGCTTGGAAGGCTGGGGCACAACCCATATACCAACCCCGCAATTAATAGTATTTAGTTCACTAGTTGAGAGATTCCACGAAGCCACTTAAATTCTCTTTCAAGAAGAATGAGTGCTTCCTTTTTATTTCCACGATTCCAATAGTATTCAGCTTCAATGAGGTCAGGCTCTTGTTCTACATTGTAGCCGCGAGACTTGACTTCTTCGATTAGTTCGGAATCTGTCCATTCAGAAAGATCAACATCAATCTCAACGTGTTCCGTAAAATACTTGGTGCTAGCCATAACTTCCTCTATGTGTGTTTGAGTTATAACAATATACTATAGGAATCAGATCAAGTCAACAGAAATCACTTTCCTTTGCTTCTCGGCTTCTTTGCGATCTTTGGTGCGTTTCCTGGCGACTTTGGCGATTTCGATTTTTCTTTCTTTGTTGGCGTAGAACCATTCTTCGATTTCTTCAGCCGTCCTGCCGCATCCTCGGCATATTCTTTTAGTGTCTTCATATTCACACACCTTCGTACAAATAGAATTATTAGACATGCACTTTTATCTTTTCTAAACAGCGATCAATACTTTCATCCACTTTAATCTTGGCTTCCCATCCTAACATCTGCTTGACCTTTGTGACATCAGGAACACGAACACGCACATCATTCTCATATTCTGCAATGCTGTCAAACACAAGAGCATTATCTTCAATCATACCCTTTTCAACAGCAATATCACGAATAGTAAGAGCAAGTTCAGACATTGAAATTGGTTCTTTATTTCCTAAATTGAAGATTTCGTTCTTCGTTGTTTCAGAGAAAGAATGTTGTGCAATTGCTCTTGCAACATCATCAATCCACGTGAAGCAACGAATTTGCTTGCCGTCTCCAATGATAGGTAAAACTTGTTTCTTTTCTATTACGATATTTTTGATATAGTCTGCAAAGACATGAGATATGCCTACATCACCTTCAGACTTCTCATAAGGAGTTATGATATTGAACGGACGCCAAATCGTATAATCAAGATCATATTGCTTTTTGTATGCACGTGATAGTCTCTCACCTATAAACTTAGACATTCCGTATTCGGTGTGCGGTGCAGGAAAAACATCTACTTGATCTTCATAAACAGGTCTAAAAACATCTTGAGGACAATTTTCATATACCATGCTTGAAGAGATGTAAACGACTCTCTTCACTTTCCAATTATATGCAGACTCTAAAATATTACCATGTAAAGTCACATCATTATAAAGAATGTCTGCACAATACTTGTTGAAGCCACCAACGCCGAATATCCTTGCCGCTGCTTGAATGATATAATCTGGTTTGTATTTACCTATTAGAGAGTGAACATCATACGCATTTGTCAAATCTAAATTCTCGAATAGATAACCCTTTGCGATATTCAATCGTTCATTGTATCTGAATAAATTGTCAACACCAATGACTTCATGTCCTTGATCTAATAGATAAGGAATGACAGCCTGCATCAGACTACCTTCAGATCCTGTTACTAAAATCTTGCTCATGTGTAAAATATTCCACTCTTTGTTTTCTTGCTTTCGTCTAAAAATTTCCATGCATCTGCAATGAGAATGTTTGTCTTCTTTGAAATGTGTTCATCGTAAAACTTCTTAAACTGGTTGTGAGGAGTCATCACAACGAAGGCATCATAATCATTTATATCATGGGTCGGCCATACATTGTCGGGATGTGCGATATATGGATCAAAGAATGCATACGCAATACCATGTCTCTTACAAATCTTCGCAAACTTGAAGCTAAGACTATTACGTGCATCATCACAATCTGCTTTAAATGTTGCACCAAGTATACCAATTCTCTTCGTTTCAGGTTTTTCTTTCATTATCGCGTTGAACATATATTGAGGCATTCCTTCATTGATGAGGAATGATGCTTGAATCAGTTCTGGATAAGGAACATTTTCAAGTAAAAACTTACCGTCTTTAAATAAACACGGACCACCTACATTTGGGCCAGGTTTAGGTAATGCCATACGAGAATAGTTCTTGTTTACAGAATCAATAACCTTATGAACATCTAATCCTTGTTCTGTGCCAATCATGTAGAATTCGTTTGCGAGAGCAAATGTCACATAACGATACATATTTGTAATAAGCTTACCAAATTCAGCTTCACGAGGAGTTAGATGAATGCACTCTTCTACGAATGTAAAGATTTCTTTTGCAGCATCAAAAGCTTCTTTCGTTCTTGCACCAATCAACTGAGGAAACTTCTTACTTTCAACAATACCTACACCTTGTGCTACACGCTCAGGCGCGAATACAATATGAAAAGGAACATCAGTTTCATCAAACAAAATACTTTCTAGAAGATCAGTAGTTCCAGGAGCAACTGTGCTTCTCAGTATTACGACTGCGTTTTCTTTGAGATTAGGAGCAAGATCATACTTCACGAAGTCAATGATATCATCAACTCTAGGATTACCTTCACCATCAACAGGAGTACCAATCATGATTGCAACAGCATCACATTCTACTAAGAGTTCTGTGTTTGTTGTATAAGTCAAACGATCTGTACTGAGCAAGCTCATTAGCAAGTCTTTTGCTCCCTCTTCTTTATGAGGTACAAAGCCGCCTAATAGTTGCATACATGCGGCAGGATTTCTATCAATGCCTATGACATTATGTCCAGCATCAGCCAATACAAGGCTGAATGGGAAACCTACGTGACCCGCGGCACCAATAACGGCTACTTTTTTAACCATCTCAAGTTTCCTTATTAAACTTAAGCATTGCGATATTCCATTCATCCCACTCTTCACGTTTGACGTTAATTGGATGAAGTTCAAAATCATTTGGATTCATCTTGTAGTTCATCAACAATACTGTTTGATCATCATCAATCAAGCCGCAATTAATCATGGACGATAAAGATTGCTTGTTATATGATAATTGTCTGAACCACGCCTCTTTACCACCAACTAAATGACATCCCATGATGTATACATCATTATGTCTTATGATATCGAAGATTGGTCTGCCAAAGTCAATGTCTTTTTTATTGAAGTAGTGCATCTTGTTAGGATCAAAGTCATAATCCCATATGTTAGACTTAGGTAAAGTCTTTTCACTTCTAACATATCCAAAGTCTAACCATGCAGCAATATTTGTTTTGATTTGGTCTCTTTCATATGCACCAACAACAAAATCAGTCTTTAGATAGTTTACCAACACATAATCTGCATTCCAATATTCTGGCATTCTTGGATCATTTACAAACTCAATGTACTCTCTGCGACTCTGAATTCTTTCAATCACAGGCTTAGCACTCTTTACTATTTCACTAAAGTCAAGAGGAACAACAACTGTTCTAGAACCTGGAGACTGCTTCTCTCTTATCTTAGAGATGATTTCAGCGTGTTCTTCTGAACAGTATATAATCATATCGTTTCTAATCTTGGCTAGATTTTCAAAGTAGCTGAAATAACTTTCAGTTGATCTTGGAATATAATGTGGTGTATCGATACCATGTGAAGTTTTATTCCAATTGCTCCTGCCAATATCAAAGAAGGCTGTGACTACAGTAATGTTACTCATAAATTTATCCTCGTCATTATCATGGAATCCCACCATGTTAAAAATACTTCCATATCCATAAACTTGTTAGGTTTATTACCTCTAAACAAAGGTTGATTTAGCATATGATAGTATAGATCATCATTGCTGTCAACTTCAATCACTCGCTTTAAGAACAAGTGATCGTCTCTGTAATCATGCCAGTTTATCACAGCTTCTGGATTGAAATCCATTTCAAGAGTTGTGCTTCCCCAATAGATAGGAACAGTTCTAGCATAAGCAGCTTGGATAATCTTTTCTGTGATGTATCCAGGATAACTGCTGTTCTCAAAAGCTAAATGAAACTTTCTTGTTCTAAGAAAATCTATCTTTGCAGAAGTTGGTCTAGGAATAACATAACCAATGTTATTGAACAAAGGTCCAGCACTGTCAACTTTCTTATAGTTGTTAAGCAGATTGAACAGTTGGTTTCTCTTTTCACTATTTGGATTACTTACGACAAAAGAAGCAAAGCCTGTCTTTTCTGCTGGTTCAGAAAGATTAAATGGTGTAGAAAACCCTTGTTCATTTACGAGACTGTTTATCTCATGAACATAAAGAGGTAATCTGAAATGATACGGTTCATCTATGTGGTCGAACGTTATAGCAGCATGACACTTATAGTTCCAAAATCTTCTGTTCTCACCAGTAAAGAAGACCTTGAAGACTTTTGCTGAGTCATACGATTCATTTTTGTTACCAAAATTTTCATCACCAAAAATCAATATATGAGGATCATTGTCGTCACGAACAACATCATACTTCTGAGATAAAATAGAAATGAACCAATCTGGACTCATTCCAAAATCTGCGAAACCTACTCTAATTTTCTTTTTCATAATCTATCCTTTAAATGACTATGCAGATATCGTTCTTCTGATATGAAGCATTATACATGATGTTAGAGTCAAAATTACCATTGTCAAAAATTTGGCATGGCTGTATAAACTCTGCATCATTAAGCTTTCTTGTAATGGAATAAACATAGATGTTCAGTAGATTATTACCACTATTTACAAACTGGAGGTGAACACTGATTATTTCATATCCATTTGCTTTTGCCAGTTGCTTGAAGAAGATGGGAGAATAGTTAAAGAACCCGTGATTGATATCAAAACAAGGAACAGTAGATAACATTACACCACCAACTTTACATAGGTCGTGCATGACATTGAATGCATTTGTCTGGTTTATCAGATGTTCTGTTGTTCCATTATTGACAACAAGATCATATTGACCTTTCTTGTCATCAGGACAACGATCTACATTCAAGTCTAGTTTTAACACATAATCAAGATCATTATATGTGTCTAAGTCAATAGCGAGATAGTCAAACTCTAAATCTTTGTAGAACCTTTGTGCTAACATTCCAGAAGAATAATCATCAAAAGACGCATTCTTACCAAACAGTTCAAAAACTTCTTTTAGAAAATCTTTACTGTCAGGATATGTTTTCTCATTAGGCACAAATTCATTATTGACTATCTTACCTGATATTCCTGAAACATGATAATGAAGTTGTGAAGCTCCTATGTCTGCAACAGAAAGCTTTTTAGAGAAATCTAAGATTCCATTTCTGTGTAGATCCATCATGTTCAATACATCTTCTCTTGTAGTACCCATAAATAAACCTCACTTATACCAATACCAAACGTCACACTCTGTCTCTAAGATAGTCTTATTCTTAGAAGAAGCAAACTCTATCACTGCCTCGTTGATGCACTTGATCACTCTAAAATCATGACCTGAAAATATACCACCATCTTTAAGCTTAGGATAGTAATTCGTCATGTCTTTAGTAACTTGCTCAAACGTATGTAGACCGTCAATAAATACAAAGTCTAGAGAGTTATCTTCGATATTAGAGACAGCATCATCTGAATACTTTCTGAGAAACTTAATTCTATCACCAAACACCTTTGTGTTATCTAGAAACTGCTGATATATGTTTTCTCTTTCGTTTAGATTTGTACCATTCCAATCAATGTAGTTAACATAAGGATCAATGCAATATAGAGTAAGATTTTTATTTGATTCCATCAAAAATCTTGTAGTGAATCCTTCAGCCAGACCAATTTCAACACCTACAGGATTTTCTAATCCTTCAATCATCTTACCAAGTCCGTAACCAGAACACTTAAACTTTGGTGTTATTCCAAAATTACCAGTAGAGTTATAATAAAAAGAATCACTCATCTATACGTTCTCCATTTGGTGCTAAGTTGCCGCATAGTCCTATTTTTTCCATTTCAATAGGAGCAAAGGCATTAAAATATTTGTAATAAGCATGTTCTATGTCCATCGGCAATGTAAGACAATCGCGGATAACATATTTCAGCTTTTCTATCGTCTGATCTAATAGATCATAATCAAAATGAAAAAGTCTTGATTGATATACATGATCTACGCCAATATAATCTGATTGTTCTTTTGGCATCCAAGTTTTAGTAGGAACAGTAAACACATACTTACCTACATGTTCTAGACCAGGAACAAAGTTATCAGTTAGTTGATATCTACCTGATATCTTATATATTCTCTTTGTTTTTATTTCATTCTCACGAATCCAATTCAACGACATCATAAAAGAAATGGATTCAGCAGCACTTTTTACGCCCGCTTCTGAAAATTTTTTGACGTTTTCATCTCTGCCTGTAAAAAGAACAACCGTGTTTCTCTTTACTAGTTCATCAAAATATTTACTTTCTGGTTCAACAGAAGACGCATCAAACAAAATCTTTTGATTGTTAGGCATATACTTGTCAATTGAATTCAAAGTCTCAATCGTTTGATTAAAACGGTCTTCTGTTGAGTAAATTGAAAGATGATTTGGACAAACAAGCGCACTGCTTATCACAAAGATGGCATCGTTCATATCTTCAGCCACTTCTCATTAGCGAGTGTCCAGTTAACGACTTCACTGATTCGATCAGACAAAGCAATCTTTGGATACCAACCAAGATTTCTCATATACTCACCAGATAAAGCATAACGAAGATCGTGTCCAGGTCTAGATGAATGGAAATCTATCAATTCATAATTCAATTCTTTACCTTGAGACTTTGCAATCATTAGAGCCAAATCTAGGTTATTGATTTCTTCAGCACCAACAATATTGAACTTAGGGCACTTAGCACCACCATAGTCATCAATGTGAATAGAGTTTCTATCAAGGTTTAGAATAAACATGAGAGCAGACGCAACATCCTTGGCATGAATGTAATGTCTTGAACCTGGAATTGTTTTAGTCTTGTCTGAGTGAATGTAAACCTTCTCACCAGTATTGGCTCTTCTAATGACCATAGGAATAAACTTTTCAGGATGCTGACGCTCTCCAAAAACATTCATAGTATGTGTGATGTAGATAGGAAGCTTGTATGTATTTTCATATGCAACACAAAACTCTTCAGCGGCAGCCTTTGATGCTGAATAAGGATTAGTTGAATTGTACCTATCAAATTCTTTATAGTTAACACCGAAAGGTGCAGGACCAAATACTTCATCGGTAGAGAAGTATACAAAACTTTCAAGATTCTTAAGAGTTCTGGCATACTGCAATAGGTTCACAGTGCCAAGTGTATTGTCCATCAAAAACTCAACAGGATATTCAATCGAACGATCAACATGTGATCCTGCTGCCATGTGTAGCACAATGTTAACATCACCAAGCAGAGAATTGATAAGCGGATTGATTTCGGCTCTCAAGTCGTGATACACAATCTTCACTCTTGACTTGACAGACTGGTCATATGACTGAAGTATATCGTAAAGCCTATTCAGATTTCCAGAGAAGTCTAATCTATCAAGACTGACAATCTTCCAATCTGTTTCTCTTAGAATTGTATCGATAACATGATGTGCAATGAAACCTGCACCGCCTGTAATAAGAACTGTCTTTGTCATTTAATCCTCACGTATTAATTATATTTTTTATATATGGCTTCTGCAAGCCCGTTCACTCTATCATATTGATGAACAATGACAGAAGGTAATCCAGTACTATGAGTATAAACCACACCATCTATGATATCTGGTTGATTTACCATGTACTTCGTTCCATATAAAATTATGGAAGTAGGATCATTTTTTTGACCAATATCACCTGAGCCAGACCTTATTGCATGAATAGTCGTAGCTAAGTTTGTTGTCCACCCGGAATCATTAGACAATAGCGTAACATTCTGTGAGCAGAACTGCAACTGAATAATGAAATTATATACTGCCTGATCAACGATATTTATACGTCTGTTTATACTCAATTGATACAGAAGCAACAGCAAGTCTTGCACCAGAGCTTGTGTTCCAGCTATGACACCAACATTAAAAATCTCATTGTATTGGATCTTATCATAGACTACAGGATCAAATGAAGACAAGAAGTTATTGTGATTCCAAGATTCATCCTTATATCTAA